ATAAGGATAGCTACTCGATAGATTTAATTACACTATATGAGATTTTAACCACACAAAACTCAACAGGGGAGACGAAAAAAGTTTAACCTGTTGGCGAAAAAAAAGTGCTGAAAAACTTGTATATGTCGAAATCTTGTCGTATTATTGTCGAATCTTTGGAACACGAAACAAGGTTGAATAGGATTCACGAATACAAAAGGTTTCAACAGATGTTAACTAGGTTTGGATATTGGAGAAGGCGTAAGCTGATTATCCCAATAACTACTGACGAGTAAAGAGGTTCGATTCCTCTTCTAGTTACTAATTTTAAACCACTAATAACTATGATAAATAAAATCAAATCAATTTCAGTAGAGAATGTAATAACATTCGCAGTATTAACCTTTGTTCTTGTCTCTTGGTCAGCAGTAGTGATTCACATTATTGCAACAGGAGGTTCAACAATTCAATTTTAATATATATCTATGAAAGGAAAAGGATGGATAAACGACACCACTTACAGAGATTTCCCCTTCAATTTTTTGGGGAACTCTGAAGGTGAAGAGCTTAGCTACTACGACAGGTTAGCTAACTATATAAAACATAATGAGCTACTCAACGAAGAGCAAACGCTTGAACTATTCAATAGGATTGAATCATTTATTGAGCAAGAGATTGAAGAGATAAAGCAAGAAGATGAAGACGAGTGGAGCAGTTCATTTGTTTGGGAGAAAAAGAGTTTTGTTAAATAATTTAAATATATATAACTATGGCAAATAAAAAACTAAAACACTATGTGTTTGACTACCTACCAACCAATGATGGTTACGAAGTAGGGTGGCTACACGAAATAGGTCAGACAGAAATTGAAGACCCTGATTCAGAATTATTCTATGATAAATATGGGATGATGGACATAGCCAAAGAATTGATTTTAGAAGGTAACGAATTTACTAACTATTGGTTAGACGAAGACGACATTAATGATTGGCTAGACGAATATGAGAGAGTGAGTTAATACAAGGGGGGTTCATTCCCTCCGTAGTGTGATGTGTATCACACCTGATGATTCCGAAAGGATGAAACGGATTTATTAAATAAAAATGTAAACATTATGAACACACATTTTAATTATCTCTGCGAATTGCAGATGTCCGGCGAGACGAATATGTTCGGTGCGACACCCTACCTAATCAAAAGATTCGGTATGAGCAAAATTGATGCTCGACAAACTTTAGCCGATTGGTGCAAATGGATGGAAAAGACAGCTGAACATCACGGCAAATCAACACCTTTAGGAAAAACCTATTGGAACAATGAGGGTGCTTATCAAAAAGAGTATGATGAGCTTTATAAAAAACTAGTACCACAATCTGCTGAAGCTGAAACCATTAATGGAGAGCTGATTCGTATTGCTAGTAGATTCTACTACGACTATTATAATAATGGCAATTGCAATGTCATCGAGGAAGTATTTCAGGATTGTTGTGAGTGTGGTGGTAGTGGTTGGGAGTATTACGAAGAGGAAGATGACGATGGCGAGATGGAGGAGATAGCTGAAGACTGCTCCTATTGTGGTGGCAACTGCACCATTCACGAGGAGTATATAGTAACTCGTTACTATCAAGATATGCTTAATTGGATGGATAGATTTATGACCAATACAATTATGCTACGAGAATTTAAAAGGTGGCTAAATAATTGGAGAGAAGACCATAGCTTTGATGAGAAGTATGGACACATCTTACAGCAATTTGTGGATGCCATTATGCTACAAGTTTTGACGACTGACAACGCTCCAAATCCGGATTATAAACCGGAGCAATAAAAAAAAGTTCGTCTAAAATTTGTTTATTAATTTATTAATTCGTATTATTGCAACGTAATTGTAAGTGGCAACGCAGATGATAGCATGGTGCTCGGAAGTGGTTTTAGATAAGGAGACTCATAACTCCCTTATCCATTTGACACAAGACGTTAGGTTATTAATATAGAGGTTCGATTCCTCGTCTGCGTTCTAAAATCCTGAACAAGATTTCAAAGTGTTCACTAAATTAAATTGTAATTAAATATTAAACATTATGGGTTACACAACCAATTTTACCGGACTGATGGCATTATCAAGAAGGTTAACACAAGACGAACTTGATGAGTATAATCAAGTTTGGCTAAACGACAGGCACGACACCACAGGTGAATACTCCGGCGACTATCGAGGAGGTCTAGAGAAAGCTCCATCAATATATAATAAATGGGAAATCATTGACGATGTTGAACACGGCATAACCGACATTCATTGTTTAGCTTGGAACGGAGGTCAAAAGTTTTATCAATATGTTAATTGGCTTAAGTTTATAGTCTCTGACTTTCTCCAACCTAAAGGAATTTATCTTAAAGGTAAGATAAGATTTAGTGGTGAGGATGTTGAAGATGCCGGAGTCATAACTGCACACCTCCAAACGATTAGGGTGCGTAATGGTGAAGAAAAAGAATGGATTGAAGAGAAGTCGACAATAATAAAAGTATATCGAGCTTTTGATGTCTTGGATAAGACGTTAGAAGTATATGGCGATATCTTTTCTATTGAACAAGGCGAGGGGAATGCGAAAAGAGTAAGAGTAATTAATAACTAAATCAAAAACTATGGAACACACTTTTAAAAAGTATGAATCTAGCTACGAGAGGATACACGATGCTAAAGTAATCCTTGAAAGAAACGGCTACCAAACAGCTAACTTATGGAATGTATTTGACGTACAAGAATTGTATGATACGGATTCAGATACAGCTATGGAGTTACTTGTTGAGGTAATGGAACATCCCTGTACAATAGAACATATATGGGGAGTTCTTAAAGACGTAGCTGAAGATAATTATAAACTAAAATCAAGAAAATTATGAGAGAAAAAAGGTGGCTCGGTCTAGAGCAAAAAAAGAGACACAGAGAATTATTGGGAGACATCCCTTATACTTGGAACGACTACTTAAAGAAAGTAGAAGAGCATGTAACAAAATCACATTCAAAAAAGAGATACACAATTACTCGCAAAAGGTTTGCAGAGTGGATGTTCTCCGATTATGATGACCTTAAGTATTGGGGGAATGTATTTGTTCAAGAACTCATTGACCACAATGAAATCAGCTACACATTAGACAATATCTTTGAAGAGAGAGATACTCTTCCGGCTTGGCTAGTAGATGAGGATAGCGAGGAAGATGAGATTGATATCTCTGATATAGAACTGATTGATTAATGTAACACCTGTAACACAGGGTTACAAATAAAATTAGGTAAGTAAAGGAGTGGAACTTTTAAAAGAGAGCTAACCCACGCAGTTGTTTAACGTAGCCCTACTCTCTGCCTATTATTATTAATTTAAAATTAAATATAAATGCAAGAAACAATAGATTTTTTACACGAACAAGTAAGAGCGTTGCAAAAAAAAGTAGCATTGTTAGAAGAACATAACAACATACTATTTGATTATGCAGATAATAAAATGATAGAGGGTTGTGAAGAAGCAACAAAACTAATTAATAACTTAATAAAATAGACTATGGATATAGCAATAATAAAATATACTGAAGGCAATGGTCGAGAGTATATAGTTGATATCACAAATGATATTGACAAGTGGTTAGTAGATAACAATTCCACGAGGGAGAAAGAGGATTATGAATCATTATCTACCTTTAATATAGAATGGAGAAAATTAAAACACTATGAGAATGGAACAGGGCGAACCTCAATAACACAAATAGAATATTAATTTAAACTAAATAAATAACTATGGATAAAATAACATTTTGGAAGGAATGCTTAAGACTAGCATTAAAAAGCAACGATACAATGTATGCAATGTATTGTAACGAACAGCTTTATAAGTTAAAACAAAAACAATTAAATAAATAACTATGGGAATATCTAACGAAGTATTTAAGGAAGTGGTATGCGAGGTTGCTTGTCTAATTACTACTGAAAGATTTGGTGAAGCAACTTGGGTGCATGATAAAGAGTCTGATTGCTTTAGCTATACAGAACATGCACAAGATTTTTTTAACGAAAAGTATGATGAGATAGAGCTGATGCTGATTGACCGATTTAAAATAAAAATAAATTATGAGTAATAAAATGAGAGACAAATATATTGCTACCTTTGTATCATTCATCGGTGCAATATTGTGTTTGATATACCTTTGGATTCGTAGTAACCTATGACCAAACATATAATTAAATTTCTCCGTTTACAACAGGAGACAAACAAGGTGCAACAACGCAATGTGATTGACCTAAACCATTACTTTAAATATAGTGGAAAGGTGAATCACAGAAAGCGTTTTGTTGACCATAAAAAATTAAATAAAAATGGCGATAAAAAAAGACCAAAAGATATTTCAACTATATCTAAATGAAAAGGAGCAGAATCGACAGCTCCGAACTCATCTTAACAGACACCTGTCTGACAAGGTAAAGAATCATTGGGGAGATGTTGAAAAGAAACTCATCAACGGACATTGGTGGGTAAAAAGTACGGATGCATTAAAATAAATAACTATGAATATATTAAATCACGAGGTGCTTACAGAAAAGCTCCAAAAAAAACCTAACAAAAGTTATATCCAAAAGATACAACAATATGAGGGTAAAAAACCAATGAGTCTTACAAAGTTTAAGGCGACAGGCAGAAAAATGAAGTATAAAAACTACATGGCAAATTATTATAAACGAGACATCTCATTAATTGATATGGGGTTGATGGTTGAAAAAGATGCCGAATATATATATCGGTATGTAGGTTCTATGCTGTTGCAACAAATGGGTAAAAAATATTATATCAGGTATTATAATAACTATCACACTTGCCTGTCTAAAGCAGAGGGTGAGAAAATTTTGTATAACATTATAGCCGGACACATTACTGCTCCCTATATTAAAGACGCAACAAATCAATGAACCACTATTTAAACGAGGGTAAAGAAATCCTCAAGACAAAAGAAAAAGTAAATCCAAACACCGACAAAATAAAAGAGGTTACTGCAAAAGTTTATAAGATGCTTATAGATAAAAACACAGCATACGGAAACTCTGCACTCACTCCTCTAAATATTTTTTCCAAAGCTAATGCTATTGACGGACTATCTGCAAGGATAGACGATAAGTTGGCTAGGATTAGTAATAAAGGTTTGTCGGATGAAACAGAAGACACATTGTTTGACTTGTGTGGGTACATAATTTTATTAATTATTGCTCGTGAAAATTTGCACAAGAAATAAACAATGAATATATTTGCAGTTCATAATGTTGGTTTAAAGGGGGAGTTTGTTATTATTAATCTAGAGGGATGTATAAGAGCGTTCCATAATATTAAATGTTTTTGTTTCTCCCCCTTTAAATTTTTAAATCAAATTAAATTATAGATGAATTATAAAAAAGAAATATTCAATAAGTATGCTCAAAAGGTAGCAGAAGTTCACAATATTACAACAGATAAATTATTTTCAAAAGATAAAACTAGAGCCGTAGTTGATGCTAGGCATATGTTATATTTTTTGTGTATAAAAAGACCTATGAAGTTAACTTATATCGAGCAATTTATGAAAGAGAGTGGATACCATATTGGACATTCATCCATTATTCATGGGATTAATGCAGTAGAGGATGATAAGGTAAGAGATAAAGATTTTATAGCTGTTTGTAAAAGTATAGATGAATGCGTTACAATCTAACAGACATACTTAAACAAGCACAAGAAGATAGCTACACAGCATCTTTAAATGGTGATGGTATGGAAGCTAATATATTGTATGGAATCCGTATTGAAAAAATTACTCACACCGGAGAAATAAATATACACAACACCACGAAAGGTGGAGACTTTTATTCTCTTGTACCGGAAAAAGATTTAGAATTTTTTTTCGATGGAGGTTGGAGGTATGGTGTATTTAATCTAGCATTATCTAATTATAGGTCAAAGCTAGATATAATTGAAAGTAAAATAAGGGATGAAGTGAACTCCCGTAAAAACGCAAAGCATATTCAAAGTCTCAAAGCAAATCGAGAACGAATAATGCAGAGGTTTGCCAAAGTTTCACAAAAATTAAATCAAATTAAATAAATATTATGACTAAAAAATTAAAAACTATTGACGTTAAAGGGAAACCTTACGTTGAGGTTCATGAAAGACTAAAGTATTTCAGAGCCAACTACAAAGAGTATTCTTTACTATCAGAAGTGGTGGAAAAGACTAATAGTTCTATTCTTATAAAAGCTGTTATTACTAATAGTGAAGGGAAGGTAATCGCTACCGGTTTAGCCGAAGAAGTAAAAGGAAGTAGCTTTATTAATAAAACCTCCTATGTAGAGAACTGCGAAACAAGTGCATGGGGTCGTGCTTTAGCTAATTTAGGCATAGGTCTTGATAGTTCAGTAGCGTCCTATGATGAGGTAGCAAATGCGAAATTGAATAGCTCTCCAAAAAAAGAAGCTGTTCATTTTAATCAAATAACCAAACTACCCTCTATAAATGTTGGAGATAATTATGCTGTTGCATTAGAGTTTATAGCTAAAAATAAATCTAAAGGGTTAAAGTGGTGTGGTACAGAGTTAAGAAAAATGTATCATATTGACGATGAGTATGCTACTGCTATTGCAAAAAACTTTAAAGAACTAGTATGATGGATATAATAGAAAAGTTAAAAGACGACCACGAATATTATAATGGGATTGGTCGTAACTATTTATCTAACTCAAATATTAATCAGCTCCTCACACACCCTAAATTATTTAGGCAAGAGCAACCTGACAATAAAAATTTTTTATATGGCAGATACTTTCATCAATTAATTTTAGAGCCGGAGAAGGCAAAAAACTTTGAGATAGTAGAAGCGTCTAGCCGTAACACGAAAGTTTATAAGGAAGCGTGTAATGATGGTAATATACGATTATTACAAAAGGAAGCTGATGAGTGTGAGATGCTAGTGGATATATTGTTTGAAAACATTGAGCTTTTTAGCATGATTAAAAATCCTAATAATATATATGAACAACCTCAAATAAAAGAATTGTTTGGTGTAGAATGGAAAGGTAAAGCTGATATTATTTCTGACGAATATGTAATTGATTTAAAAAGCACAAGTGATATTTCTAAATTTCATATCAATAGTTATTATTATAATTATGATAGCCAAGCATTTATCTATCAACATTTGTTTGGAAAACCTGTTATCTTTATAGCAATAGACAAGAGTCCTGAAAGATTTGGGATATGTGGTGTTTTTAAAACAAGTGAGTTAGCATTAGCTAAAGGTGAAGAGAAAGTCAAACAGGCAGTAGAAGTATATAATCAATTCTTTGCCAATGATAATGTTTCGGCAGAGGAAATAAATAATTATTATGTTAAAAAAAGCATTTAAAAAAATGTGGAGTTATCTTCCAAAGAGAACTCCTCCTAATACTATTATGTGGGTTCAAGTTCCGATGACTGCTGATAGTATTGATGATAAAACAAATATAATCATCTCAACAATTAATCATTTGGAACGTAATATTAAAATCAATAATCATGGCAGACCAAGAAAAGAAGTATGTACACAAAGCATCGAGTGGGAGTCTATTTAAAAATCAATACAAAGAAAAGGAAACACATCCTGATTACAAAGGTGGATGTGCTGACCCTAACGGAGTTCAGTATTCTTTAGCCGGTTGGGTATCAACTACTCAATCAGGTGAAAAGTATATTAGTATTAAAGTAGAGACACCATATGTGAAAGCCGAAGAAGAAAAATCAGCACCTCAGCCAAAAGCTGTTGATACTGATTTACCATTCTAACTATGCTATTCTTGTAGATTTAAGGAGGATTTTTCCTCCTTTTTTCTGCTTTTTTTTGTGTCGAAATGTTAATTTTCGAGCTCTATATAGAGCTATATAGTTTTTATATATATTTTTTTTCTTTTTTTTATCCTTAAGTAATAATATATATAACATTTTCAACACAGATACTGATAATCAACGAGTTATAAATAAAAAATCAACATAAAATCAACATTAAAATGACACAACAAGTAACTATATTCAAAAATATTAAAGAAACCATCACTCCATACCATGTAGGTATAGATACAATACTAGAAAGAATCAAAGAAGGTTCAGATTCAAAGGAGTTGGTTCAAAAGATAAGAAAGGAAAAGAAAAAGGCAGACCGGAATGAATTAAAAAAACAATTACCGGCTATCTGTTTTTCAGGTACATTTAATAAAAGAGCTGACAACTCACTCATCTTACATAGTGGAATTATATGTCTAGACTTTGATGGATATCCTGATTTTAAATCATTAATGCTTGACAAGGAGACGTTAAGCTCTAACAAGTTTGTGTATGCTGTCTTTGTATCACCTTCCGGAAACGGATTAAAAGTATTGGTAAAGATACCGGCAGACGCAGAGAATCATACAAAGTATTTTAATTCTTTAGAAAAACATTTTAACTCCTCCTACTTTGATGTAACCTCAAAGAACTTATCAAGAGTTTGTTATGAGTCTTATGACCCTATCATTCATATAAATAAAAACTCTAAAATTTGGGACAAGATAGAGGAAGAAGAATATACAGAAGTTAATATAAATAAAGACCCATTAACAATTCCTATTACTGATGAGAATAAAATTGTAGATATTTTACTTAAATGGTGGAGTAAAAAATATCCAATGACGGAAGGACAAAGAAATCAGAATGCTTATGTTCTTGCATCAGCTCTAAATGATTTTGGAGTCAACAAGAGTCTCGCATCCTATGTGCTTGGGCAGTTTAGCACTAAAGATTTTACAACAAGAGAAATAGAAAGAACAATAGATTCAGCATATTCTCAATCCCAAAACTTTGGTACTAAATTTTATGAGGATGAAGAAAAAGTAAATCAAGTAAAAGGAAAGTTAAGGAGAGGGGTTTCAAAAAAAGAAGTTAGAACTCAATTAGAGGAGTCAAAACTTGATAAAGCGATAATAGATTCAGTCTTAAATAAAGCAGAAGAGTCTAACAATAACCAAACTTTTTGGGTAAAAAACGATAAGGGTACTATAAAGATAGTTCATGTTTTATTTAAAGAATACTTGGAAGACAATGGGTTCTATAAATTTTGTCCTGAAGGTAGTAAGAATTATGTGTTTGTAAGAGTTCAAAACAATCTCATTGACCATACTACTGAAAAAGAAATAAAAGATTTTATATTAAGTGGATTGATAGAGCTTGACGACCTTTCTATTTACAACTACTTTGCTGACAATACAAGGTTTTTTAAAGACGAATTTTTAACTTTACTTTCATCAGTCAATATATATTTTATTGCTGATAATAAAAATACATCCTACTTATATTATAAAAATTGTGCTGTTAAAATCACAAAGGATAATGTAACTACTATTGATTATATAGACTTGGGAGGTTTTGTTTGGAAAGACCATGTAATTGATAGAGACTTTAAAAAATGTGGAATGGATAATTGTGATTATAAAACTTTCATAACAAATATTTGTGCAAAAAACGAAAGCAGAATAAAGTCAATGGAGTCAACAATAGGGTTTATGATGCATGGATATAAAAACCTTTCTTTTTGTCCGGCTGTAATCTTGAATGATGAGGTTATAAGCGACAACCCTGAAGGTGGTACAGGTAAGGGCTTGTTTATGAATGCTTTATCTCATATGAAAAAATTAGTTACCATTGATGGTAAAAGTTTTGCATTTGAAAGGTCGTTTGCATATCAGCTAGTTTCTGCTGATACACAGATATTATGTTTTGATGATGTAAAAAAGTATTTCGATTTTGAGAGATTATTTAGTCTTATTACGGAGGGTTTAACACTTGAAAAGAAAAACAAAGATGCAATCAAAATTCCTTTTAGCAAGTCTCCTAAAATAGCTATAACAACTAATTATGCTATTAAGGGTGCAGGTAATTCTTTTGCAAGAAGAAAATGGGAGTTAGAGTTACATCAATATTATAATAAAACCTTTACACCTTTTGATGAATTTGGTAAACTTATGTTTGGAGATTGGGATGAAGATATGTGGTGTGAGTTTGATAACTACATGATATCTTGTTTACAACTATATTTAGAAAAGGGATTAATTCAATCAGTATTTGTAAATTTAAAAGTGAGACAGCTGTCAGCAGAAACATCCCATGACTTTATTGAATGGTGTGGATTAGTAACAGGTCACGAACCAAATGATTTATTAAAACCAAATATGCATTTGCGTAAACAAGATTTATATTTTAATTTTATCGAAGAGAATCCTGACTATGGACCGAAAGCTAAAATGACTATATCAAGAACAAGATTTTATAAATGGCTTACAGCATATGGAGTATTTAAACAAGGTGTGCCGCCGGAAGAAGGAAGAGATGCATCAGGAAAGTGGATTAGGTTTAGAAGCAAACATGAGTTGGAATATAATAGTAAATTAGATATATGAAAGAAGAGCAAGACAATGAGCTAATGGTATATAATGCTATGATAAACTCATACAATGTTATAGTGGAAGACCGATTTGATAATTCTTTAATGGGGACTGACGATGGTGTATTTGTACACGATGTTCTTCAGCCGGTAGACAAAGAAGTTTTAGAAAATATGTTAGAATATTTTACTGAAGTTGAACACTATGAGAAATGTGCAAAAATCACAGCAATATTAGATTCTTGGACAGAAAATAAGTATAGAAAAATTTAAGCTGTACGAAGGGATTTGGATTTCTCGTCTAATTTTCGTATATTTGTAGAATCAATCAATAATGGTTGTGTTAATTAAATCAAATACATTATGAAAAACTTAGAAAATTTTCTAAACGATGCGTTTCACAAAACGCAATTAGACGAAGAAGCAAGAGGTGGCGTTGAAAAAAAGGATGTCATTTATTGCAATCAAACCAAAAAACATTATTGGGATGACCTCGGTCTTGTCCGAAACTTTGAAGTTCTAAAAGAACAAGAGGTAACATGGAAACAAGCAAAAGAAAAGTATCCTGAATGTTTTCGTTTAACTATGGTCATGAACTCAAAGGGAGTCTTTGAAAAAACTTGGAAGTCATAGAGTTAAGACCATATCAAAATACCATCATAGACATAGGTAGTCAAACCTTATTGAGTAGAGGGTTTGTCTACCTTGCTATGGAGGTACGAACAGGCAAGACCCTTACGAGCTTAGGGATAGCAGACCGAGTAAAAGCGGTGAACGTTCTGTTTGTTACAAAGAAAAAAGCTATCTCTAGTATTGAAGATGACTATCAACTACTCAATCCTTCTTTCAATTTAACTACCATTAATTACGAAAGCATTCACAAGATTCCTGATACTCAATGGGATGTTATTATATGTGACGAAGCTCATTCAATGGGTGCGTTTCCAAAGCCAAGCAAAAGAGCAAAGCAGGTTAAGGAACTGATTGGTAAAACAAAACCTTTTGTTATTCTTTTGTCAGGCACACCAACTCCTGAATCGTTTAGTCAAATGTATCATCAAGTTTATGGTATACCAACTAATCCTTTTGCTCATTACAAAAATTTTTATAGGTTTTCTGATGACTATGTAAATGTTAAAATAAAACCAATCGGAGGTCTGCAGATAAGAGATTACTCTGCAGGTTATGAGAGTATCCTTGATAAGATGCGACCCTTCACCATAAACTTTAGTCAAAAAAACGCAGGTTTTGAAGTGCAAACTACTGAAGAAATTTTGTATGTTCGCATGAAAGATGCGACTTATAGTCTTGCTAAAAAACTACAAAAACATTTAGTAGTAGAAGGCAAAGATGAGGTAATAATGGGCGACACACCTGTAAAGCTGATGTCAAAGCTACACCAAATCTTTTCCGGTACTGTTAAATTTGAAAGCGGTAGTTCTATGGTGTTAGACTTAACAAAAGCTGAGTTTATTAAAAATAAATTTTCAGATAAAAAAATTGCTATCTTTTATAAGTTTAAAGAAGAACTAAATGCAATTAAGGAAGTTTATGGGGAGACCATTTCAACGGAACTAAGCGTCTTCAATGAGACAAATAAAAGTATAGCTCTGCAGATTGTTAGTGGGAGGGAAGGTATTAGTTTACGCAACGCCGATGCATTGATTTACTATAATATAGATTTTTCTGCAACCTCCTATTGGCAATCTCGTGACCGCATGACAACCAAAAACAGACTTCACAATAAAATATATTGGGTGTTTACCTCAGCAGGAATCGAAGATAAAATTTATAAAGCTGTGACTCGTAAGAAGGACTATACTTTAAAACACTTCAAAAGAGATTTCTTAAATTTGTAGTATGAGATTTGTTAAGTTTACTTTGATTTGGATAAGCGAAAACTTAGCAATTCCATTTTGGGTGGTAGGTCATGTTCATTTATCTATACACTCGTTTCACGATTTAGTTGAAATATTTTCATCTATTGGAATGAACTTGATTGTGGGAATTGGATTTTACTTAGACTATAAAAATGACAGAACAGCAGATACAAAGCAAAAGAATAAAAGAGCTTGAGTCAAAAGGTTATTATGTTCTTAAACTTGTAAAGACAAATAAAAACGGTATACCGGATTTACTTGCTATTCCCCCAAACACACAGGTGCTGTTTAGCGAAGTTAAAACTGAAAAAGGTAGACTATCTACTTTACAAAAATATAGATTAAAAGAACTAGAAGAGCATGGATGCATCACAGAAATATATAGAGGGGATTGATACCTATTATGAGTTTGATGATAGTCTGATGCAAGACATGCAAGATATGGCAGACTACCTGTCCATTCCTATTGCGGTTCTTATAGAATGCAATGCTTATATGTTGCCAATGGTAGAAGGATACACCCAAAAGATAGGAGGAGTGTTGAAATATAGCACCCCTTATTTTTTTGAGGTAGAATATATCCATGAACCAAAAGATTTTCCTATATTTATTAATGTAAATAAAATTGATTGCGATACATATTTAGACTATGTTTCCAAAAATCAAACACTTAAATCAAATGAAGCCATATTACAGAGAGTCTACACGAGCCAATTTATTTAAAAAAATTATTAACCAAGTTTTCAACATAAAACTGACAAGTAAAACTCGTAAAAGAAACTTTGTAAATGGAAGAATGATTTTTGCAAAGCTCATGCGAGACGAAGGTTCTACTGTAAACGCTATTGCATCTCATCTTAATCTAGAAAGCCATGCGTCTGTGCTTCATTATTTAAAAAACATAAATTTTATTTTAGATTACGACAAAGAACTCCACTCTCAGTATCAAACCTGCGTCAGATATTACAAAATAGCAGACCCAAGAATAGATGAGTTGCAACCTCACGAGCTGAAAGGACATATTTTAATTTTGGAAGATAGAAATAAAATGTTATCTTTGGAAGTACAAAGTCTCAAAGAGACAATCCACACTAATCAACTCAGAGATAAGAGATTTAAAAAACTCTTTGATTTAATAAGAAGCCGAACAAAGCCGGAAACTGAGGGGGTTATTGAAAAAAAATTAAATACAATTTTTAATGGAGTATACGATTAAATAAAATTATGCCAATTAGAGGAGTTGAACACGAAAGAATCAAACACATCAATTTTGTGATGAATGAGATTCACAACTCTAACAACAACATCTACGAGCTTTTAATAGACCAACAATATAAGGAACTTCGTGTTGAAGTAGTGAACAACATTCGTATGCTTCGTTCAATACTAGAAAACATAGAAGATGAAATATAATTCCTACGACTTACCGAGTGGAGATAAAAACCATTACGATGAAATACGTCCCCGATTAAGCGGCAATAAACGTATTGCGTTTGAAAGCATTAATCGTAAAGAAAAAAGAATATTAATTATTGGAGACCTTCATGAACCTTTTTGTTTAGAGGGTTATTTAGAGTTTTGTCAGCACATCTATGCCACATATAATTGCAATCATGTAATTTTTATTGGTGACATATTGGATTCGCATGGATTCTCATATCATGAACAAGACCCTGATGGTCTTTCAGCAGGAAACGAGCTGTCATTAGCTGTTAAGAGAATAAGAAAATGGTACAAAGCATTCCCTGTAGCTGATGTTTGTATTGGAAACCACGATAGAATGGCTTCTAGGAAGGCAATGACAGGGGGTATACCTTCAGCATGGATAAGGTCTTATAACGACGTATTAGGTACTCCAAAATGGAATTGGGTAGAAAATATTTCATATGACGATGTATTATATGAACATGGCGAAGGAGGACAAGCTAAGACCAAAGCTAAAAATAATATGATGTCTTCAGTCTGTGGTCACACACATACTACCGCTTATGTAGAGTGGTTGGTCGGAAAAAAGTTTAGAGTATTCGGAATGCAGGTAGGTTGCGGAATAGATGCAAAAACATATGCGGCAGCATACGCAAAAAATTTTAAGAAACAAGCCATAGGGTGTGGCGTAGTGTTAGGCGGACATACTGCCATAAATTGTTTAATGGATTTATAAATTTAATATGTGGTTTGAATCTCAACAGGATTTAAAAAGAGAAAAACAAGCAATCAATACATTCGTAGAAAAATTTAATGGAAGTTTTAAAAAGCTAGACCCTGAAGATATTGACTACAAAGTATTTGATTCTAAAGGAAAGCATATAGCTTATGCAGAAGTAAAGGGTAGATTACGCATGATAAAAGACGCATTTCCTCTACCGGTAGCTGCTCGAAAAATAGTCAAGTTAGCTGATAAAAGATTAAATCCTGTAATGATATGGGCTTGTCTCGACGGAATTATTTACTGTAAAGTAAAACATATAAAAGGCAATCTATGTTGGGGAGGAAGAAAACCTAGACCTGAATCTTATAACGATTTAGAACTTATGGTTTATTTTGAAAAAGATGAATCGCCTTTTAAAACTATTTACTTTTAGATTTTGCATTTCTTATTTCAAGAAGTTGTTTATATAAATCAGGATTATTTTCTTTTGCCCACTTTAACATCTCTGTTTTATTCAAACCTCCCCCTCTTTTTGGTCTTTGAGATTTAGGTATACCTAGCATAATGTATATGTTTTCTTCCACATCACCCTCTCCCATTAAAAGGTCATAAGCAGAAGCTACAGGGTCGACTTGTGCTTTTAAGATGAAAAATTCTAGTAATGTTTCGCTAACCTTGCCATATTTTTTTTCACTCAAATCCTTTTGAATCTCTCTTGATATTCGTTCAATAGGGTCTACTACTGTACTTTTTTTAAACGGAGGGACACCTTTACCTGTTTCTAATTGATATGCTAAATCTATAAACGCATTTCCAAAGATAGGTAGTTCTGACATCATTGTAACACCCCATCTTTGTAGCATAATCTCCTCAACTGCTTTTTCTTTTTCTTTATCCGTCCCTCTTAATAAAACCATTAATTGTGATACAGCTACGAAAGCCATGTTAGCAAGTGCAGCTGATAAAGTAAATCCTCTTACATCTTCTTTTTTCGGAGCTTCATCAATTGCTTTTCTTACATTACCTTTTTTAAGTTCAGCTGCTGCTCTTTGTACTGCTCTAGATATGTTTCTACCTCTATATGCAACGTCATTTAACTGAAGTAACATTGTGCTTCCAAACGTAGTAAATAATTTTAGTAAACCTGCTTCTCTTTGAAGACCTCCTTTGTCCATATCTCTACGAGACTGCTGAGTTAAATTGTACTCAACAAATCTTAATGCAGCTTCTGTTTCCGTCATACCGTTGGCTATGTCTTGATTGTAGACAGCTAAATAACCAAGCACTCCCAATATATCTCCAATACTTGTACCTGCACCCATAATTGCTGAGATTTTTTCCGATACTTGTCTTGGTGTCATCTCTATATTACCTTTAATACCGGGTAGTTTGAAAATAAAATTCATTACACCTTCTCCTATATCAACCGTAATATTAGCACCTAATTCTTGACCTGAAGATAATTGTGTTAAGTTTCTTCCTGACAATGCATCTTGTAGTCTGTTTTCAAAACCTGCTGATATTCTTCGAGCTGTTTTGATTCCTCCTTCTTTTCCTAACAAAGTAGCTAAAAGTAATTGTAAATATCTTCCTACAAATACCGTTGCATCTACCATTGTAGCCGGACCTTGTGCGAGAAGACCTTTAATTCCCCCTTTAGCTCTTAATCTACCTAGTGCACCTAATTTGCCACCCTTTACATCCATGTTGGTGAATCCCATAATCAAGGAACTTGCCTGTTTTGGTATCTGCCATAACTTATTATTTAATATATACGCAACAAAACTACCTTGCATCCAATTAATCCACCAAGATTTGTTTGTACTGTTTTTAAATGCAACCGCTCCATTAACAGAATAATTTAAAGTTTGATTTACAATCCCTTCTGTTCCTGTAGCTCTTAATAAAAGTTTTACTGAGTCAAACTGCAACATCTTGTTGAAGGTTTTAACCTCATCTGCATATGCTTTGTATCTTTCATTAGCTTCAATATGAGTATTTAATGTGTTATCAAACAAAGTAGTAAGGTCAATAACCCCTGTCTTACCTCTTGCTCTTAAAGATTTAGGTGATATAGCATTAAACCCATCCATATAAGGTGATTTAGTAGTTACCATGTCCTCTTTTCGTATAGACTCTGTGGTGTCAATTCTTACCGGAAAGTAATTATCTATCTTTCCTAAACTCACATCATTGTTTCTAATGTAAACTTCATTTACCTCATCAAAGTAAGTATCCGATAAATATTCAACAACCCCATCAACATATGCAATTGCTTCAGGACCAAGATGGGTTTTTATTTGTTCTATCACCTCATCAGTAATTCCTTGTTCAGCTATTCTCTTTCTTGTATCCTCATTCAAACTCATTGCATAGTGATACATCAACATTTCTGCACTATAACTAATAGGTTTACCTTTGGTGTTTTTAATTTCTAAAGGTCCTTTAGATTGCAATAATTGTGGAATACCTATTATTCTTCCTTTTTTAATCCCTGCTTTCTTTGCTATGTTATCAAGTATAGTCTTAACTCTTCTTTCACCTTGCTCTCTATTGAAGTTAGCTCTAGCTAAACGCTGATGAAATTGTTTTTCAAAAAATTTAGTTCCATACACACCATCAAGCATATTGAATACAGTTCTTGAGTTACTGACCGTAACGTCAACCATTTGTCTAATTCCTTTAATCCAATTCTTACCACCAAAAAAGTCTTCATAACCTTTCATTATAGCTTCATAACCTTTAGCTATGGTTTTTATAGCACCCCTTTTCTTCAAAGAAGTTAGAAAGTTCATACGCTCACTTTGAAACTCTTGATTTGTTTTTACAGAACCATCTTCATTAAATAAAGATGGATTGTTAGTTTGAATATCTGAATCGGCTTGGTCGTTTAATTTTTCCGCTTCTTCTCTTCTCTTTTGTCTTCTTTTAAATAACCTCTCTGATGATTCTTTACTATCCTCTCGTAATGCTCTCATCACTTCTTGAAGTTCTGAAAGTGTCATCTGCTCAATGTTACCGAAACGAGCAACCGCTTCAACCTCACCTAAAAGAATAGCTTCTTCTAAAGTTAAATCTATACCCTCAGCTTCTTTCTTTAAAGCTGCATCTATTTGAGCTTCTTTAGAATCAAGCTCTTCTTGCTTCGCCGTTAACTCGTCAGGAGTCATGTTAATTATTTTATCGACAGCTGCAAAATATGTAATACCTCTATATTCAATTGTACCGGCTTCAGGTTTTTTTGTAGTACCTTTTCTCGTTTTCTTTTTCTTATTAACGTAATCTTGAATTTTCTTACGTTGTTGGGCTTTATCTTTTTCCTCTACTTTTTTAGCTATCTCCTGCACCTCTTCAAGTATAGCATCAAAGTTTTCTTGAGTTACTTGTGCTACTCTTTTATTAAGACTTGTTAATGTTTGCTTAGTAATATTGTCAGACCTAGGAATTAACCCTTTAATAATATTAGTCAATCTGTTTTTGATTCCTTGAGATAATTTTTGCTCTTTCTTTCTTCCTTTTAGTTCATCAATTATAGACTTAATTTCTCGTTGTGTTTCAACACCCGCTACACTACCAAACTCTTTATCGTAAGCAACTATTAATCTTTGTTGGTCTACCTCAGAAAGTTTTTTAAATGTAGGATTATTTTTTAACTCAGTTATACGTTGAGCTCTTTCTTCTTTAGTGGTTACAATTTTACCTTCTCGTTTTTGTTTTCTTTTTCTTTTATTTTCTGTTGCTTGTACTTCGGCAAGGATTTTTCTACCAACGTTGATACCACCTTCAATGTTACCGAAAGCTCTAGGCACAGGTGCTCTTTCTTCCTGCATCGCCGCTACAGCTTCTTTCTTACTAAGACCATGTCTTCTTCTTAACACCTCCTGAATATTTACTTCAGGAAGGGCTTGTTGTCTTCCTCTGTATATTATCTCTTCTATAGATAAATCTTTTTTGAATAACACATCAGGATTCTTAAGTTTTTTCTTTTGTACGTCAGTCAGCTCAATTGGTTCTCCACTAAATATATCAGCTATAGCTGTGTTTAAGAAACCATCAAGATTTAAGTCCTGTATTTCTTGGTCAGTCAAATCTTTGGACATCTTAAACGATTTCTTTATGTAAGCCCACATACTATTTAACCAATCTTTAAATTTCTGCTGCAGAGTTTTGTTTACAATAGACTCACCTTTGTTTCCAATAAGAACAGCCATTGTTTCATCAATAGCTTTCTGCTTATCACCCTTAAATCTTTTTAATTGTTTTTTATACTCTTCTGTTTTACTTACAAGTTCTTTACCTCTATTATATATTTTTACACCTTGAGGAGTGGTTTTTAAATAATCCACCCAAATATGACCCATCTCATGAATAGCTGTGTTAAATAATGAGCTTTGGTTTTTATGTACGTCAGGATTAATATATATATCACCATCTTTAGTAATACCATACACTATTTCATTCCCTTTTAAATATTGTTGTGTGCCGGGTTCATTTAAAACATTTTGAAATGTTTCGGAATCTACATTAATCATTGTACCCGGAAATGATTTATTAGCAAAATCTACTAACTTGTTTACATTTTCCTCTTCATCTTTAGATAGTCTTTCAAAGTAGTTATCGCTTTCTTGTTCTTCTGCTTTAAAATCTACCTTACTATCTTCATCTAAAGATTTTTCAAAATCTTGAATAGCTTCTTCATCTATTTGTTCTGTCACCTCGTCTATAGATTCTTCAGCTATGATGCCGTCATAAATATCCGCCATCATCCCTGATTCTCCTTTTTCTTTTACTTTTACTTTAAATATTGTATTACCTGCGGCTTCCGATTTTGTCTCGGCAGGAACAAGCATTACCTCTAGCACTTCTATATCACCCTTAAAATCTTCGTCTATAAGCCCGTCTTCTATTAATTTTTCTTTTACATTAAAGTTTTTAAACCTTGTTTCTTCTATAGGGACTGATGCAGATTTTATTCTTTTTGGCTTACCGTCTCTACCCATTCTTTCCCCGTCATAGCTTACCACCTTAACCCCTTTAGTTTGTTCATTTTCAGGATTGGTTTTATCTACTACTATTTCTTTATAAGTTTGAGTTTTATCTCCTTTTTTATTTTTTCTAGTAAAAGGGATAACAGTTTCTCCCTCAACTATCTCTTCAGGTTTAGTTACCTCATTTTTTTCTTCTTGACTTTTTCGGGTAGGTTTTTTAGGTTTACGGGATACTCCCTCGTCCACTTTTTTAACAGGTCCTTCCTGTTGGCTGCTAACCACCTCATCTGTCGTTTGCTGCGTACCGGCATTTTCTTGTATATCTGTAGTTACGGTTAGAAGTTCAGAGGGGTCTAACTCAATCCCCATTTGAGCTGCGTGTTTTTTCTTTAGCTCATTAATTTTTTTTGCTACTAAGTTACTTGCTTCTTCACTTAAGTTGTTATCGTCATAGACTTGTATAGCAAATAATGCATCAGGGTCTGTGACGTTGTTTAATTTCTTTTTAAATTTCTCATAATCTGTGGTTACAAAACTTCCAATTTGAAATTGGTTTCTAGGTCTGTTAAATCTTCTAATTTTTCCTACATCTAATCCCACTAAACCATCAGTAATATTAGTTGGGTTATCTGACAATTTATGTGTGGTAACAAGTGTGGTAATCTCATCAGCAATCTCCTTTAGTTTTTGATTATATATTTGTTTTCTATTTCTATCGGCTGATAATATTTCTTGTGCATTTATTAGCTGCATCAATCTAGAAACAACATCTTTAGGTGCACCTTCACCTGCTACGTTTTGTGCATCTCTTTTTAATCCTAAATTCTTTCTTATATTTTGTGCTTCGTTTTCAGTTAGCTTTTTATTTTTTACAGCTTTATTTACATAATCTATAATCTGCTCTTCAGTAGCATGATTATAATTAGATAAAAATTCAGGGTTGGTTAAGTTTTGAATAAAAGTATCAAACTGATTATCTCTAGATATCATATATGTATTAACCATATAGTTAGTTACTGCACTACCACTACCAAGTGAGCCACCGGCTTCAGCTGCAATTTCTTTTCCATCAAAACTTTTTCGTGAACGTATAATGTATGGCTCATTAGTTTCTAAATTAACACCACCTAGGTCTTCGCCTAACATCAGCTCAGTTCCTTGACCCGCAACTTCACTAAATGCTTCACCTGTAGTTTGAATACCTACCTCTGCAGCAATAGCACCACCTTTTACTAAACCTGATTTTAAAGATATGACAGGTCCTGTCTTGTTTATTATTTTACCTGCTAAACCTGCAGTAAAATAGTTTACAACTGAAATTGGTATACCTCTTTGATTACCTCTAGCTGCTGCAGCTTTCCACATGGCTTCATCTTGAAGAGCTAACTCTACAGAATATGGATTCATTACGTCATATCCGGCTTCACTTATTGCTTCAAAGATTGAATTAGTATATTCAACCGCATATCCTGTAGCTGCATAACCTGTTCTTAAACCATAACCTGCTCCAACCCAAGCTCCTCCCGGTCCTGCTACTGCTCCTGCACCCAATCCTGTCGCTCCTGCAGCAGGTATAATTTGTGAGCCAAACTCCAACATTTGCCCTACACTATTTGCTGACAATTGCATTGCCCATTCAAAAGGATTATCTAAAAATACTTCCCAAGATTCTTGAGCTGTTTTTGAATCATTCCAAGCTAACATTGTCCTGCTATCACCCATTTCAGCTTTAGCTTGTGCACTTGATACAATAGCTAATGCTACTGACATAGTATCATCAGGGTCAACAGTATCTGACCAATAATCAAACATATCAACACCCATTGAGTATTGAAGAATAGCATTCAATGCATTTCCTTGTTCTAACCCTTTAAAGAACTCATTCTTCCATCCACCAAGATTATCAATATATTCGCCTTTTACATTTTTATTTTCCATTGCATTGAAATAATTGGAAGCTAAATCATATTCAACTCTCAATACTTGTTGTTCGTTCTGCAACATTAAATAATCTCCGTAAATTTTACTTGCCATGTTAACCTGAAAAGGTTCTAGCTTCTCTAAATTTCCACGAACATACTCAGGTAAATCTTCGAGTTTTACTTGGAACTCTAACAAAGATTCTTTTTCAAGGTTCTCATATGCTTCTTTAACCTTGTTGTTATTGTCTAAACTTTTTTTACTTCTTTCATCGTATTGCTTTCTTAAGTAAACATCAAAATCTTCTCTAGCTTTTGTAATGTCATCACTAAAGTTGGCATCGAATAAAATATCTCTACGTCTATATAATTCCGGTAGACGGTCTTGTAGCTCTGCTACAGGTAAACCATTAATAAAAAGGTGACCAAATCTTTTTTGGTCAGCAAGAGTTAAATCTTTTAGTTCTCTCACTTGTGGTGTAACTACATCTTCTGTACTTGGGTCTCTTAAATTTTCAGGTATAAGTTTACTATTCTGTGAAACCATTCCAAAAGGTCCAACTCCCGGACCTTGATATTCTTGTACAGTATTAAAATATAATTCTTCAATAAATATAATCTCATCACGAACTTGCTCATACTCATCCATAGCAGCTTTGACTGCGGTATAATCTAAACCTCTCTCTCTATAAAATGCATCAGCTTCACCGTCAAGAGTAGACACACCTTGGAAATCTAATATAAATTTTTCTGCATCTTTTTTAGATTTAAACTTGAACACTTCGTTTTGTTGTAGTGCAAAAATATATGCATCGTCATTGTCAAGTTTTTCCCATGAACTTGGAAAGCTAGATTGGTCATCATAGTTTTTTGGAAACAATGTAGGGTGTACCAAGAACTCTCCGTCCTTTTCACTCACTACCATTTCATATCCATCAATGCCGTTTTTAGCTCCTCTTCTCATGTCCTGAGCTCTTTTAGCTTTTTGTTGGTAACCTTCTACATCCATCAGCTCTACATCAGGAACATCAGCATTTAATGTAATGAAATTAGCCAATGCTTGTTTCTCTTTTTCGGTAGACCCTATACTAGGGTCTATATTAATATCTATATCAGCTTTACCATCTGCTCTAGTAACTCTCATGCCACCGAAGGATGTTGGAGTAAAAACTAAATTATATTTTCCAAACTTTTCATTTAAAAAATCTATGGTTTGTTCATTGTCATCATTAGCTATCAGTTCACCTGTAATCAATGGAAGGTCTTCATTTAACATATTATTTAATAATGTTAAATCCTCAACACTTAAATCATCTCTTGATTCTACTTTTTCAAATTCTTCTTGAAGTTTCTTAGTAGCTTTTATTCTTTGGTTTCGTAATTGTCTTTGTCTTGCAGTCACCCCTTCTTCAAACTCATCAAAGTTAGGGTCTATTTCTTCTTTAGCAATTTCAACTTGTCTTTCAAAATTTACTTTATCTAAATTAACTGTGCCATCTTCATTATAATATGAAGCATTGCTTAAATCTACACCTACTTGTTCTGTAACTTTAGCTCTTGCTTCTTTATCTATATTATCAACCTTATCTATTACATCCTGTGGTGTCTGATTACTTTCCCCTACCATATCTAGTAGTAGCTCATCCTTTTGTTCTATAACTTCTTCTTTCGTTCTTTTCTTTGCTTCTTTTTCGACAGCTACTTCAGGTAGGTCTACAGGAATTACATCCCCTGTTCCTTCTTCTTCATCAAAGTTATATAAGATTTCATCATAGTTACCTCCTGAAAATTCTGCATAGAGTTCCATTTGTCTTTCGGTTGGTGCAGGGAAGTTTTTTATATATTCTGCCATCAATGCAGGGTCATCTTGAACCTCCGGCGGCATAGCGTCAGCATCAACTCTTTGTTCGTAGTCTGTATTTATGTTTATAGCTTCTCTTAATTCTTCGGCAGACCTAGCACCTACTACTTCCCATAATGGTTGTCCATTAACTGTAGCTTCAATTCTCTCAAGCATTTGAGGAATATCTCTATCTGTGATTGCAGTTTTTTTATCAGGAGTATCGGAGAGTAATTGACCATCTTCCACAACTGATTCGCCACTTTCTTGAGGTTCGTCTTTTTTTTTTAGAGGAGATGTAACCCCTATTAATTCAGCGAATGCATCTTCATCACCGTTATAACCGGTTGATGTGAAGGCATTAAAACCTTGCATAAAAGCATCGGTGTTTGTAGATAAAAGTTCTATAAACTCTGTTCTATCACCTTTATATCCGGTGTTAACAAACTCCTCGTATAACTGTTTAAATGCTTTTTCGTTCATATTTACTTATTAAAATCTGAGCCATTAACACCTGAGCTTGAACCTGACCCTGAACCGGCATTTGCATTTGCACTAAAGGCATCTTCTACAGCTTGAGTGTCAGCTCCTGTAATTGTTTCGTAAAATACTTTTCCTGTGTTAAGTTTTATGCCAAATAGTTTTATCATGTCTTGGTTGCTAACTGTGCCGCCTTGTTTAGCTGCATTTTGTATTTTAGCAATCGCTTTAATTAAACTCTCTTCGTCATTGTTTTTTATTAATACAGGTCCTGCAGTTACATTTGGTATATTTATTACAGCATACTCACCATCTTCACCTACAACTTGTGCGTTGTTTACATTCGAGGAAGTTAATTCTATATTTAATGCTTCTTCAAGACCAACATCACTAAAGTTTGTTTTGAATCTTTCTTTCACCGATTTAATTTCACCATCCTTATTGTAAGTATCTGTTAGTATACTTTTGACTTTACTTCTATCAAGAGGTGTTACATCTAGAGCTTCAAACACTATTTCATCACTTAGGTTACTATAGTTTAGTTGATTATCAGGATTAGAAGCATCAGCTACTGTATTGTTTTGGTTGTTCTTAAAGAACTTTGTACCTTTCAAATCACCTAAGCTAAATTCACTAAACTTCTCTCCTACTTGTGTAAAGAATAAATCAGGATTTACACTTCTATCAATTTCTCTTTGGAATGTATTACCTTCACTATCAGTAACGTCATAAGTAAACGATGCACCATTATCTGCAATAGTGAAGTTTGTAATCTTATTATTGCCCTCAAAGAATCTAACAGCTGCTTTTACTTCATCGGCAGTACCTTGTTGCAATGCAAATAATTGTTTAGCAGTTTCTTCTCTATCTGTTTTTACATCTTGATTACCTCTATATGTTTTTATTTCAGATGCAGTATATGGAGTTTCATCTCTACCCATTCCTGCTCTTACTCTAGTTTTTATCATTTCAACTACCTCTCCTGTAACTACTTTACCTTGCTCACTATCTGCATCAAACTCCCACATCCCACTTGAAGGATTTATACGCAATGGTATTACGTTTCCTTTTTTAGATGTTTCGCCACCTTTTAAAAACTCGTATTCGTATTGACTTAAATATTTACCGGCAATAGCTGATGTTACATCAGGATTTACAAGTTGTGCTTTTATAATATTTTCTAATTCTTCTTGAAAAGCAGGGTTCTGAAATGCATCCGCTACAGTTTTAAAACCACCCCCCGCAATCTTCCATGTTTCAGCTGCAGCTCCTATTACTGTATTTACTATACCTTTATCTGATTCTAAATCAACAGCAGGTTTTAATGCAAACAAATTAGATTGGTATCCTTTCATGCCTACAAAATCTTTTGGGTTATCAGAAAATCCTGTCACTACACCATTATCATCAAATAATTTAGGAGTAAAATAACCATTTCCTGAAGGGTCTAATTGTAAACCGTATTTATCTAAAGCAGTAAATTGTTCGTAATATGCTTTTACCGCAGAACTTTCAGGTGATAAAGTTCCATTATTAACTGCGGTAATGTAGCTTTTATATGCTTCGGCTTTTTTAGAATTTATATCTCCTGCCATTTCAGCCGTAGTGTATAAGTTTTGTCTTTGTATTGTATAGTCTCTTACAGAAAGAATACCATCTTGTAAGTCTCTATCTTGTTGAAGTCTTTCTTGAGACATAAGATTAGCCATGTCTAACGCTTGAGTTCTAATTAGATTATTGTCAGATGGAATAGCATCATAGAGCTCGTCGTTAAATTCCTTTGACTCTACTCTTATTCTTTCCTTCTCGTCAATTCTACGTTGTCTTTCATCTAAAATTGCTTGACTTGCATCCTTCCCAATTTGTGCCCAATTGACTCTATCTTCCCTGTCTTCTCTTACATATCCAAAACTCGTTGCCATATATTATCCTTTTTGATTTGTGATTAATGCTTTAAGAGCTTCTAGCGGCACTCCTAATGCAGTAGCGAGAGCATTTAAATCTTGAGTTCCTGCACCTGTTCCCATAGTGTAAGGATTCATGCTAAGTTCTGACAAAGTTTTGTTAGTTGTATGTATTGTCTGTGGTACAAAAGGATTTACATTTCCTTTAGATGGGTCTGATAAATATTTTATGTTTCCGGCTGACAGTTTGTTTCTTAAGAACCCTGTTAATTCTTCACCTGATTTACCTGCTAAACTTGTTAAATCCTCTCTAGTCAAACCTGCAAAACCTTTACCCTCACCCAATCCTTTTAAAAATTCACTATCTGTTAGTTTACCTTTTAATGCTTCTGCACCTGTCATATCATTAAATGAAAAATTTTCAATTCCTTTCATCTGTGCCGACTTCTGAAATAATGGAACACCTAATTGTACTCCTTGCATAACTGTACTTGCCAAGCCACTCGCAAAATCCTTTTTATATTGTGCGGCAGCAGCTTTTGCGTCTGCAGCTTCTTTTTGTGCACCTGCTACTTCTCCTAAATCTAATTGAACACCAATATCCTTTAGTCTTGATTCTTCTTCTGCCTGTACTAAATCTAAATCTTGTAATTCTTTTACTTCTTTATCTGTAATTTTGGATTCTGAATCCATTACCGCACTTACAACGTTTTGTATAGATGCCATTGGTCTATCGCTTTGACTAACAGCTGATACTATGTTTGAGCCAAGAGCAGCTAATTGGTCTCTTTGCTTATCAAATACTTCGGTACGCAACGATAGTTCATCATATGAGTTTATATCTAATTTTCCTCTTGCTTCATCCATAAACATTTGAGCTCGGTCTTCAGCTGCCGCCATGTCTTTTCTTGCACGACCCGCTTGTACTCCTGAAGCTACTGTTGTACCTGCCGATATTGCTAACGCCGCAGCCGCTGCTATTACTGAAAATGCTGCCATATTATATTGCTTTTATCATTTCAAAATTATAATTATCTCCCTTCACATATCCGTTGTTAAGATAAACATCAACTAAAGGGGAGTTTTTAATTAATGCATAAACATATTTATTTCCTCTTTCTCTTGCTACATCGGTTAATGTTTGTATCAACAAATGGAGTGCATCCCTTCTATGTGGCTTTTCTCTAAATGTTTTACTAGATACAATCCAATCGACCCAAGCAACCTTAGTGTCTGATTGAATTACAAAACCCGCACAAACCGGAGTTCCCTGCCATTCTATCATGATACCACCAAGCCCGTTTAGTGGTAAAAAATCTTTTACCGGAGGTGTCCAACCCCAATCTTTCCACCAAGGAACTAGGATATCATTATAGTCGTTTTCTTTAAGTACCCTAATATTAAATTTCATTTAGCACAAAGATACTAATTTTAAGGATAACTTTTCATAACATCTGACTGAACTGCAAATAGTTCTGTAGCTTGTGTTGTATTGTTAGTTAACTTAAACCTGCCATAATGTCCTAAGATACCATAAGATTCTGCAATTTGGTTTTTAACAGCTGCAAAATACAGAGTTCCTGCAGGAATAACCGCAGCTCCTGCAGCGTCTATTAATATTGAAACTATACCATTTATAGCTGAATATGAAATAGATTGTATTTGCCCTGCGTAAGTAAGTTCAGGATTTGCTTGAGTTACATCACTCCAATACAAATAGTCATTTACTACAATTTGTGGATTAATATATGTTGCCATATTAGCATTAACTCCTATATCAAATTGTACTATTGGATTCCCTACCGTACCTCCTCGTGCTGCACTATTCATAATTCCCTGAATAGAACGTAAAGGATATTGTTTAGAATCTATCGGCGTACCTGAACCTGTTGTAGCACCTTCAGTTCTTAAATACGAAAAATACGCACCTTCTTTTTTCACAAAAGATTCATCCGCAATAAAACCTGTGGTTTGAACATCACTTATAAAATCTACATCCCAAGGGGAATCTGATTCTAAACATATAGTTTTAAACAGCTTACTCTCTAATGGATTATCATTAAAAACATTTGTTATTGTAGAGCTATAATTTGTACCATAATACTGATTTCTCACAGTATTGGAATTATGCCTATATATATTTCCTTGATTAAAGGAATAAAAATAATTATTCATTCCAATCATATAATCAGGGTGATAAGAGTAGAAGGATGGAAATCCTTGAACTCCACTACTATAACTTAATGTGTAATTTTGACAACTCATATTTTTAATTTTAAGGAGGACAACTACCTATAGCTATAATTGTTCCGTTACTAGATACTTGCATATACCCATTACCTCCACTACTAATTTTATAATAACCTGCACTAAGTGCTGTAGTTCCATAATAATTTGTAAATGCAAATCCATTTAATTGTGCTAAAGCATTTGATGAACCAAAACCTGCGGAATAAAAAGACCCCGTTGTTCCTGTTGCATTACATGCATCAACTGCATTTGCAAATATAGTAGTATTATATGGTATAGCAGGTAGTAAGTCAGGACACATAAGCCCTACATTAGTATCTCCCATCCCTACTATCGGAGGTCTAAATATTGTCAGAGTTAATGTAGTGTTGCTAGAAAATGTTTTTGGCACAGCCGCCATAGTAATCCCCGGATTTGCTGTATAATTAGTTCCGGCACTATTAACACTATAACCTACTGTGCTACCTGAAACCCATGCAGCTCCATCCCAAGTAAATGTTGGTTGGCTTGTGTACGCTGTTCCTGCAGTAGGTCCTATAGATGAATCTCCTAACCATATAGCATTTAATCCACTTGCAGGAGATTGATAGCCGTTATCTACATCTGACCATTTATTATAAAGTGTGCTATTATGACTAATCTGTATACCATACGCTTTGGTTGATAAATCATCAATAAAAGTTCTCAATGTACCTATTCCTGTTCCTGTTTGAAAAGTAACATAATAAACCCCTGCTCCTTGGTCTATTGCAATTGTTCCCTCACCTGCTGATAATGGTGCTTGACCATTTGTTCTACAAGTTTCATTACAACTTGGACAAACTACAAGTCCTTGAAGCACTCCGGCACTTTGTCTTCGGTATTTATTGTTTTCCATATACCAACCATCAGCAGCTTTTGTTGTTAAAGTTGCATCATCATACACAGCAGTTGCTGTTGCAAAAGTTGGTCCGTCTAAATATTTTGATACTGTTAATCCCATTTATTTTATTTTATGAACACCCACAACATGCGTCGTTAAATGAAGTGTTTGAGTAACACAAACTTACATTTGTAGTTGTTCTTAAATCATATACCAAATATAAATAATCATTGCTAGTGGCATCCATAGTAAAATCCCCATAATATTTACCCGGAGCTAGTGATGTGTTGGTAGTCAACCAATTACTAGCACTTGTTATAGCTGTTAATAAATTATTTAAATCGGTACTATTATTATTATAATTTGTTGCACTTCTTAAATACCCAAATCTATCACTTGTTACGTCAAAAGTATAAGTGTCGTCAGGTTTCTTTAAAGAAAATATTTCTACTGTTGAACCATTAACAGGAATAGAATTAATTCCTTGATACCCTGTAATGCTATAAAAGCTAGATACTAATGGAGTTGAAGTGCCTGATGTCATTATTACCTGTTCAATATTGGATGGATAAGAAACACTATTGTCGGTGTAATTATAACCCCTTCTAATCGTTAAACCTGCGTTTGCGTCTGTAGTAATAACTATAGCTTTTACTGTTATTGTGTTGGGTGATGGACAACTAACCCCAAGGTTTAGACCATCTATTTGACCCCCCGTAGACCCGACATCACTAACTGTTAGAGTAATTAGACAAGTGTTGATTGATAAATCATTTTTATCAAATGTTAAAGTACCTCCTACAGTTACATCACCTGTGGAAGTAGTAACTCCTGCGTATAGCACATCTATTTTAAATGTTAAACCTGCAGCTAAAATCGGTACAGTATATGTTAGTGTCACCTCACCTAAAGGTTGTCCAAGCTCAACTGTAAAACTTCTTGGTGTATTTGCTGCTTTTAACTTATTGTATGTCAATTGTATACCGCAATTTTCAACTTGTGGAATTTGAGGTAACTCAATACAGTTATTAGACAACACATATTCATTCATATAAGGGTCGTATCCACCAAGTTTTTGAGTTGAAAAACTCTCTATAAATAAATCTCTAAACCATCCACGCATACCTAATTCAGATATTACTGCAAGTTGTTCAGATTGTGCAGTTACTCCTGATAATAAAATTACTGCACCTCTTTTTGCGTCAGTAAAATATTTTTCACTTCCATAACAAACAAAACTTTCCGGATTATGACTAATACCAAACTCTTCAATTCTAGCTATTTGCGTACCTAATATTTCAGGCACAGAAGTTATTTGACCTCCACCTGCTGAATCCGATAATAAATTTTTACCTGCAAGTACATATGAAATCTTATCCTCTTGTAATACTAATACATCGGTTTCTCTACCAAATAATTTTTGAATAGAACCGAAAGAATCTTCAAGGATTTTAAAATTAGAGATACTTAAGTTGAACTCATTAAGTCGGTTTATATTTGACTCATTACTAAATCTACCACTATATGTTAAATCAGCAAATCTATGCATTTCCCTGTAATCTTGTTGAGAAACCGTTACAACCCTATTGCCCGGTGCTAACTCAGCACCTCCTAACCTATCTAATATTTTATAGCTTTCTGCACCATTTCCAAAGGTGTAACAATTATATAATGTACTTTTTATAAAACCTGCAGTAACACCCGTCTGAGTTACATTACCATTAGTTATTTGAGTAGCTGTCCCTCCGCCATGTCTTGCATTAGATAGACCGGGATTAATGATTGGATAACTTTGGTCTCCTTCAAAAAATACATCAGGCAATGCTTCTTGTGGTTCTGATTCAAATATAAGTGTGCTTTCAGCTCTAAAAACAATAACAGACATTTCACTTGAAGACCTTCTTTTTTTCTTAGAAAATGCACCGCTACAACTTTCTGTTCCTGTAGTGCAAAACCATAAACCGTTATCCGTTGAACTTCTTACAAATTTATATTTATTTTTAGTTACCGAGTTTGCCGTCATTTGAGCTTCTGAGCTAGTAGGCATTCTGTCAAAAGCAGTAGTTAATAAGGTTGAATCATAAATGTTTTCAGGAGGATTTCCTGCTTCTGTATCACCACCAACCCAATCTCCACCATCTAAATATTCTTGTATATTATCTCCATTAAACCACTCAGCAAAATTAGAATAAGTTGAACTTGAAGTTAACTTTAAGTCAAGAGTATATATTCTCCTTTCACAATTTCCATTACCTTTACCCGGACCTCTTCTTTCAAACTTAATATACAAATTAATTCTACTACCTTGAGGTACATCATAGTCCACATAATTTGTGCTTGATGCATCAAATGTATTTACTAGTAAAGCATTATATACAGAATTACCTGCACTATCGGTATAAGTAGAATTTTTTTCTTCTATAACCGCTAATTCCGATGCTTCTGTCCCATCTTCATTTAAAGTTACAACTGTAAAATCATCGGCAATAACTTTTGCATATGTTCCTGCAGGTGCATCAATATCCGTAGAAGGGTTGAGAGCAGATGGAACTTTTACAAACCCTGCAGCTTGAGATTTTTTTTCTAATATCGTAGCATAAGCACATCTACCCAAAGCACCATTGGTATCTGCCTTAACTTTTAATCTTTGACCCTCACTAACTTTTTCATTATTCTCCCCTTCTAATAATAAATATGTAGCAGAGGTTGCAGGGTCATTAAAAAATATATTAGTATATATAGTATTATATGTGGTGTTAGTTGGTTTTAAAACAAACTTATATCGATGTGCCCAAACCGGAGGATTCATTTCGGTAGGTATAGTAACATCTATTCTATTTTTAAACAATGACGCACTACAAGGTACATGAAGACTCGCTTCAGGTGCAAGTAATGCAGGTGAAGACCTATTAAATTCATCCATATATACAATACCGACTGCATAATCAAAGTCACTATGTAAACTTTCAGTTTCAGAAAGCTCTCTATATTGTGCATCTACACTACCAATTTTAAAATACTCATACACAATATTTGCAGGTGTACAGGATGCGGCATCACAATCCGACCAAGCCATAGCAGGAAATTGAAGAGTAAACTGATTAACATTTGCAGGGTCAGTTATTATGTTAATAGGTCCAACATTAGGATACGCTTCAGGAGTAATTCCTGAGTTGTAAGCAAAATAAGTATCTAAGTTGTTTGGCATATCACAATTCCATGTATCTGTCCATGTGTTGCCGGTACAAGCGTTAGCTATAGTTGATACTGTTGAAGATGTTCCAACAGCATTAATAAACTCTGTTGAGGTAGCTAATGCTAAAGCATTGGGATAATTATTAACTAAATTAAATCCAAATCCTATATTTATTGATGTAGTTTGGGCTGTAGGTCCTCCTGAACCTGTAAATTGTGCGTGATTAAAAATAATATCTATTTCTAATAAACCACCTTGAACTAAACTTATGTCAGTAAAATCTATTGTAACTGCAGAATCAGCTATAGATTGTGTTCCTGAAGTGGGGTCAAAAGTATAATCAGAACTTATTTTAGTTTCAGTTAGTGCAAATTGACCTACAACTTCACTTGCTAATGCTATCGAATAATCTAAAATAACTTCACTACCTGCGTAGTCAACCATATTGTATTGTTCAAAATAATTACCATATATTATTCTATTACCAATCATTGTTTGTGTAACAGCTTTTAAAGGAACATTATCAAATAATCTCCCTATTTGGTCAGTTGGTAGTACAGTAAATATTTGATTGCTGTTAAAAGTTATTGTAACATCTTGATTATCAGTATATCCATATTCAGCTTTATCAAAATTATCAATAACTTTAATTACGTCATCACCGGAGTTTTTAAATAAAACCTCTACTCCTTTTACTAAAGGTCCTCCTGTGTTAAATGTTATCTCAACTCCATTTCTACTATTTTCCATTCCTTCATTTGTATACGCAGCACTACTTATACCAAATGCTTTTGGAATAAAAGCTGCTTTTGACCATTGAGAAGTAGCCGAAAAATCATTATCTCCATATTCATATCTATAAGCAAAACAAAGTAGTTTGTCTTCCAAAAACGTATTTTCACCTGAAGCAGTATACATATTAAAAGAAGGACTAGTAATAGGGGGTTTTTTTAAAACCAATAATGATTCTGCACTTACTTGGTCAATATTTCCAAAAGGGTTAGGATAGTTTCTTTTAACATTTATAAATCTCGGAGGATTATAATTATCTGTAAAAAAAAGTAAATCTTCTATTTTATTTACACTATGAATTAAATATGTAGGGTTGAAATTTAATATAGTAGTTTGGTTGCCGGTTGCGTCATCCATGGTAATCACATGATAAGTTACTGTATCAACTTGTGCATCATATGAAACAATCATATCTATTTTACCTGCTGCACCTACGGTATACGCAGGGTCATGTACAAACCAATAAATTGTTTGATTAGCTCCATCCTCATAAGCACCAATACATCTTGCTTGATTGCTCAGATTCGTCCCGTTAAAAGTTAATGTAGTAAGCTGCGTGTTTCCCTTAGAGTTTTCTACCGAACCTATTTCAGAATCTTCAGTAGAACCAAGTCTAACATTTAAAGCATCTATGTATTGTCCATTAGGAACTAAGCGTTCATCAACGCTTTTATTCATTTTGCCCTGTACGAAATTTCTTTGTAATTTTGCCATCTTACTTTATCCATTTATCTTGACCTCTCATATTTTGTAACAAACGACCCGGATGTATATTGCTCAGTCTTAATTTTGCATTTCTTAATAAAGCTAATTTTCTTTTTCTAACTCTATTTACAATGTATTCTTGAACTCCAAGTTTGCTATTTAAGATGCCAAATTCAATAGCAGCATAAATGTACTCTTCAAACATTTTATTTACTGTTACTTTAGAATCATCTCCATTTTCCATTCCATCTGAGATGTATTCTAAAATAGCCAATTTATCATTCATAGCAGAGCTAAAGTTTATAACCCCCGCTTTTTTATCTATAGTAAATGTAGGATTTGCATTTGCAGTTTCGGTATTTAATCCCCATGCCGCTCCTATTGCCATGTCAAAATACCAAAAACCATCTAAACAATAACCCCAATATCCGTCATATGGAGCACCTTGATTTAAATATTGTGTTTTTTGAACCCCTGTTAATCTTTGTCTAGTCAATTCTGAATACTCAGGTTTTAAAATATTACCTAAATGGTCAAACAATATATTACCTTGATGGTCTTGAAGATACGCACTTGCAGAATTGATTTGAACATTTTCTACCAATGGACGTAAGTACCCATCATAATACATAGAAACCCTTACCCAATTTACATAATCTTGAGGTAAAACATATCTAAGAGTATCTGTTATTTGAAGTTCTAATGCTTTGATTTCTTTAAATGCATCATAGTTTAATTCTTGTATTGCTCTTTTTGCATGAAACAAAATTTTAAACCTTTCCTCATTGTTCACTAATGAATGGTTTCCATTATACATCAACAGAAAGTTTGTCACTACATCTTCTAAACTTATATATTGATATGACCCCCAATTAGCATCTTGCGGAGTGGTATTGTTATTTGTATAATATTGATAGTCTGTTATATAAGCCATTATTGTTCATCTTGGTTTTCAATCTGTTCTTGTCCTAAAGCAAATTGGACTATTTCTCCATCTCTAATTTCCATACCTGCAAATTGTAATATTTTATTTACTAAATCTTGAAAATAATCTAGAGGTAGTTCAAAATCTTGATAACTAGCTGTTACACTAAATTGTGGTTGTTGAGCTGCACCCAAAGAAACATATGTCCATTGTGGAGTAGCCGGATATCTTATGTATTGTGCCTGTACTTGACCCGCAAGTATAATTGATGATGGATACACAGTCATTACACTACCTTCAGTAGTGTAAGCAGGGTATGTAGTTGTTGGTGCTGTATATAAAGAATTATTTAATAATGTTATTTTAGCTTGACTTACTCTCTCTGCTTCACCTGTAAAAGTAACACCTGCCGCATCATAGCATAAAACTTTGTTTATAAAATAAAAATCAGAACCTGTGGTTGGAGTAGATGGCATACTGTAAGTATTGTTAGCTAGATGATTCAATGCTGCAGTAACTGAAAACATATCAATTACTTCAACAATACCTTTCTTAATATCTGCATAACCTGTACCTGACCCTCTTAAGTTTTCTTTAGTGACTTGAGCGTTATATTGATAAAATATATCTTCAAACAAATCTAATTGTGCTTGTTGGGCATATAAATTAAAATCTGCAGGTGATAAGTAACCGTAGTTATTCTTATTCAATATAGCAAGAACAGCATCATAAACCTGTTGTATCATCTGTTATCTTTTTTACAAAGATAAGCAAAAAAAAAAGAGGATGATTTTTTCATCCCCTTCTCAAATTACTTGTCTTCCAAGCGTTTTTCAAGTAGTTTTAATGCTTCTATTCCATCATCAGATTGTAAAAATGATGATACTATATACACAGGGTCTTCTCCGTATGGAACACTAACCATTCTCTTCTTGTTAGAAGAAGTGTTAAAGTGCACATCTTTTTTTCCATTTCTATAAACCAATAGTTTATTGTCAAAGAATAATTGAACCTTAGAATATAATTTTAACATTGGGTCATTAACCATGTTTACTAAATCTGAAGGATGTCTTCTAGCAAATACTAGCATATCTCTTTTTAATTCAGCTGTAGTTAGTTTGTTAATATCTCCAAACAAAACTCTACCAATAGTTTCGAGCTGTGTTAACGTCATTTCTCTTGCAAGAATTAATGCATCTACTTCAGCGTATAATGTTTCTACATCTTCAGCTGCTTCTTTGCCTTTATCAACCTCTTCAAATACGCCACCGTTTTGTGGATGTATAGAAAGAAATTCTTGTAACACTTGATTTTCTTTGGCAACTACTAGCATACCATCTTCAAACACAATTGGTTCTAAAATAACATTACCGTCTTGGTCGTCAACAAATGGAGACTTTTGGTTTCTAGCATAACGCATAGGTTTGTTAACACCTGTCTCTTTATCAAAATGCATTAATGGGAATCTTCTACTGTGTTGTGTAGCCAACATAAAAGATAAGGGATATTTATCGCCTACTAAACGGTAGACTTTATCTACAAATTCTTTTGTCTTTTTCATTTTATTTAAATTTAATTAGATTAAAAAAAAAGGGAGGAGGTTAATCCTCCCTTAATTATATATACACTTCTTATGACTTGAATAAGAAGAAATTGTTAGCACCTAGAGTACAAACACATCTTTCAGAAAGGAAGTTAACTTCCATTGCATCTAAATCTTTGTTTGTTGCTCCACCTGCAGAACCTGTAATCCAAGACTTATAACGTCTGTCTTCAGCTTCTGAAGCTCTGTATCTAACATGCAAATAAGGTCTCTTAGCGTTTTTACCTAAAATTTGGTCATAAACTGTAGTAGAACCTGCAGGAACTAATAGTCCATTAATTGCTCCACCTACTAATCCACCTCTCATTGTTGGGTCATTTAGGTATTTCCATTCAGACTTATAGAAGTCGTAACCTCTTCTAAATCCTGTAAATCCTAAGTTAAGAGCCATTTCCTCATCATTGTCAAATAGTCCATATGAAGAACCACCTGCACCATAAGAATTTTGAGCTGCTAACATATCATCAATGTCAAACGAGAATGCTCTGTTTACGAAAATTACATTTTCTTCAATAGAACCTTGCTTGTCTAATCTTTGAATAATGCTATCAAATCCTGCTAAATCAGCCGGATTTCCTGCACCCCAAACGTTACCTCTTGCTTCTACAACGTAGAATACCCCTTCAGAACCTTTGTTACCTGCATCTGCATAAACTGCTTGAGTAGCAACACCTGAACCTGCTTCTGCCGGTACAGCTTCTACCATCGCTGTTTCTAAGTAATCATCGAAACGTAATCTAGTTTCGTGTTCTGATTTAAGATACCATAAATATCCACTTGCTCCATCTTCTGTTTGAACTTCAATCCAACCGATTTGTGCCATATCAGAACCTGATACTTGGTACTTATCTTTTAATATAATTGGAGAGTTTTCAAAAATGAAGTCGTTAGATATTAATCCACCTTCCATTCCAACAGTTCCTTTTTTAAATTCAGAACCATAGATGAAAACTGATGCTGTACCTGCGTAAGCTGCTAAACCTGCTGCTTCATACATTGCAACAGTAAATGTAGTAGCTGTAACCGCTGTTACAATACCTTTGTTGTTTAATGCAGAACCTGCTGTATCATCAGAAATCATTACTGTTTGACCTTTTCTGATACCGATTTGCCCTGCTGCACCTGCCGGTGCTACTGAACCTGATGGTTGTCTTGCAGGGTCAATTTGTGCTGCAGGAACTGTAAAAGTTTCTGAAGCTGCACCTGCACCTGCACCACCTAAGACACAGTTTACATATTTAATATGTAACCTTCCTTGTTCTGCCCATTTGATAAGGTCAGAGTTAGAAGGCATTTCTGCTCCTACCATTCTTAAGAATGATGAAACAGTTCTATTACCATATCTCTCAAACTCTTTTTCATAAGTATCAGGAAGATACTGATTCAAAAAGTTAAATTGAGCATTAGTAATATAGTTTGACGACAACGCTACCTGTTGAGCACTTGGCTGCAACTGAAACGTTGGACTTGCTAATACTGCCATAATTAATAATTTTTAATTGTTACTTATTTCTTTTTCATACTTTTAATCTTCAAACCTCGACCTGAGTCGGTGTTTAAAGCTCTAACTTTCATTCCTCCTTGAGTAGTTGCAGTTTCGGGAGTTTTACGAATATCCATACTAACATTTTTTGTTTTACGGACAACATCTTCAACTCCTTCGGCTTGACCTAATTCATAAAAGAATTTGGCAAACTTCTCAGGATTCATAGCTAGTGATAAAGCTCTGTGGTATCCCTGTGCATCTTTCATCAATCCTGTTTCTCCATCTACAAACTTGTTTATAAAATTCAAAACATTAGATTGTTTAGATTTCAATTCAGATGCATCACCCGGACTATAGGTAACATTCTTATCGCCTACGGTAAACTCAAAACCTTTGAACTCACTTGAAAAAACCTCGTCAGTTTTTTTAGAAAACCAATCTTGCTTTTTTCTAGCCGCTTCCTCATTACTTCTCACACTCTTGAGATATTGTTCATACTCGTCTAGTTTTTTATTGTCATCAGAACTAACTCCCGCACTTGACTCAAGGGGTTGTTTGTATTGTTCTTTCTGTTCATTAAAATACTTCTTAGCTTGAACAACAGCTCGTTTTTTTGCTAACCTTTTTTTCTTAACAACTTTAGCATCATCTACATCTTCATCAAATCTAAACTCATCTAACAAATCGTCTACATCTTCTGTATCTATAGCTTCATCAGTTGCTAAATAATACTCAGCTAACAAATTATCAGGTTGTAATTCATCAAAGTCTCTATTCAAACGAACATAGTCTTCAATTCCTCTACCTGTTTCTTTTTTATATTTTAAGAAAGATGAAACATCTTCAGGCAATGCTTCTTGTTCCTCTCTTTCTTGCATCAACTCATCAAATGAATTGATGGTCTTATTATATCTTTTTCCTAAATACTCTAAAACTGTATTATCATCTAATGCAGGAGTATCTACTATTGTCTCTTCAACAACTTCTTGTTCGTCAACAACTTTTTTTTCTTCAGCTTTATCTAAAAGCTCTTGTTCGACTTCAGCTTTCCCTTTTTCAGGTGCACTAACTTCTCTTACTTTAATATTTTCTAGATTCATTGGATTTAATTTTAATTTTGTACAAAGTTAAACAATATGTTATAATTATTTTAAGCTACTATCTTGGGTCAAATTCCGATAGATTAAAACCATCTAAACTGTCCTCATTAGATTCAAAACTTTGAGGAGGTAAATTATTTTTCTTTTGATTTATCAGATTAGATTGTTCCGTATTTTGTTGACTTATTCTATTAGCTTTTGCTTTTTCTCTATCACTTTCTCTTTTTGATAAAGCAGCATCTTCTTGTCCTTTTATCTGCATGTTATATTGAAACTCTTCAGCCATAAGTGAACGTTTTAATTCAGCTTCCACTTTAAGTTTTTCTATTTCAAAAGCAACATCTGCTTGTCTGTATTGCATTTTCATTTGACCTTCAGCTTGAATTTTTTGCATTGCTGTTTGAGCAGCCATTTGTTGAGACATTTGCTGTTGTTTTGCAAGTACAGCTTGTTTAGTCATTTCTCTTTTTTCGTCTTCTTCTTTCTTTCTTTTACGCTTCATTTTCAACAATTGATTTGCAAGTTTAATATTTCTTAAAGCTCTGATATCAATTGCGTCTTCCAAGTTTATGTCTTGCTTAGATAAAGCCATTTGAATATTTTGTTCTAACATAGCTTTTTCTTCTTCATCAGGAGAAACTTCTATAAATATTCCAAAATCATATATATATAAATCATTTATTTCTTTTAATATAGACACATTGTATTTACCTATTTGATTTATAAACTCTTCTTTAAAAGCAGAATACTCTAACACATCTGCCACTCTATACGACAATGCTTCCGCAAGAGTTCTATATAAATATAAACTTGCATCCAAAATATGTCTTGTTGCGGTATTGGAATTTAATGCTGCTAATTTTTGAACACCAACTAAAGCGTCAGGATTTGGTGTAGAACCATCTCTAGCTTCATTTAGTCCTGTAACAGTTCTAATCATATCCATATAATGGTTATAATTAGTTAAAAGCATTTGAGTTTTACTCGCTCCACTATTAGAAGTAAGCTGTTGAATCGGGACTCTACCATTATTAAATTCACCATCTTGAGTATAACTTCTACCTACAACACTACCTGTTTGAAAATAAAGCCGTAGAGCGTCTTCGGGGTTATAAGCGTTACCTGTACCTAGGTCTACCTCATTAAGCCCGTCAGCGTCAATATAAACACCGTCAGGGACAGTTTTAGCAATTACTTGCTGTAGCTTTAAGTGAGTGATTTGAATTAAATCAGCAAATGGTATCATTCGTCTTGTTAAAGACTCAATATTACCCTTATACATTCTAGGTGCAACAGCAACATAATTAGGCATTGCATGTTGAGATGCTGATTTTGGTCTAACCATATTTTTAGATAATTCCCATTTTAAAATAAAGTTAGTACCCATTACCATTACTCCTTCATACCATACATCTATACGTTTACTAATTTTTTCAAAATTACCCTCTTCCTGTACTTCATCAGGCGGATTAAATTGGTCATCTTTTTCAAGAACCCTAGCTCCTCCGCCCTCTAATTTTTTCTTTTTATAAACAAATTCTTTTGTGGTTTTATAATTAAAATACATAATGGTAGCAGTATCTCTATAAAAAATACTATTCTGATAATACTGTGCTGTGTTAAAATAGTCATACCATGATTGACTGTATTTGCTTATCTTTTCTAAATCTTCATTTGTTAATGATGGGTCAATCTTCATCAGCTCTATTATAGGAACGGTTTTGATTTCACCCCAATAAAAACAATCTTTAAAATGTTTATCTTCTGTGTAACTGTATACTAAATTTGCAGGGTCAACATAAGTTATTGTTACACCACTACCTTCTAAAAATTCATGTTTAGCACACGCTATTCCACAAACAGTAATATCATAATCTAATCTTTTTCTAATATCTTGATAATGATTATCATCAAATAATGTATTGATTGCTTCTTCTTCAGCTATCTCAATAGCAGGTTTATAATTTAAATTCATAAACAACTGAAGCTCATCATCTGTTTCAGGCAAACTGTCAGGTTGTACAACAAAAGGGTCAACATCAAAATTTTTAGAAATGTTTTGAAGAATAGGTTTAGCAGACATTTGACCCTCAACCATATCTTGATATTTTGAACGCTTTGCTTGAGACATTGCATCTTGTGCATATGCTTCAACTTTAAACAATCTGTCAGACATTCCATTTACAACAATGTCAACAAACTTAGGAATTACAGGAACTATAGACCAATCTAAATTTAAGTAAGACAAGTCTCCATCAACAGCTAATTCGTTTTTATATTTTCCTACTGATTGTTCACCACGAGCATATAATCTTAATCTATTAAAATTACCCCATTGATTATAGTATCTACACCCTACTCCATCCTTTCTAAACCACTCATATTGTATTGCTTGACCAATCTGTAAACCAAACTCTACTGTTGCTTTTTTAGCATCAGACACAAATTGACTTGGAAAACCGGCTGCACTTATATCTATTTTTATATCTTTCATTGTAATATTTTGCTTAATGTTCCTGTATTCGTGTATCTTGCAAAGTTAATGCTTATTTTTGACTCTTTTTTGGTCGGTAAATATAAGTGTTTTTGATTAGCCATTATTGCCAATCCTGAACTTATAGTTGCATCAAAACGAGTTCTATTTGAAATATCAAACTTTGCCCAATCTTCAAGCGTCTTTGTAAAATACATTGTACCCATATCTTCGGAATCTCTAAATGTTCCTTCAAAATCTAAACCTACATATTTTTCAATATATGATTCTATTGCTGCGGCATGTGATTGTTTTACATCTTCACTTGAGTTAGGGATACCACCTAATTCTCTTTCTGTTTTTGATAATTTATTATATACTTTATCGGGTCTATTTAAACTATAACCCCTATACCCTCTGTTTTTAAAATGATATAAAAGACGAGGTTTATTGTTTTCACATAATATTGGCATACCATAAAATACACAAGCCATTAAAACTTCTTCAAAAAATATTTCAGCAGTTTGAGGTCTTGCTACATATTCTAAAAAAAACTCATTACTTGGTGCGTCATCCATGTTAAATTTAGTCATCCCATGTAAAGCACCATTAGAACCTCCACCTCCAACAACACCTGAAATATCATAGGAGTCACATCCAAAAGAACCAATATGTTCATTGCCCGGATATTTTTTCCCATTGCGGATATAATATTTATTTTGAAGTTGTTTTGATGGAGTCCATCCAACCAAAAATCTTCCTCGTTTATCAGGTTTAAACATTACTTCGCTGTCTTTTATTCCATTTTTCCAATAAAACCCTCCTTGAGTAACATGATGTTGAATTATTAATGAATCATTATAATCTATTTGTTGGTATATTTTTGTTAGATTAAACAATGACTGTTTACTTTCATCTCTAAATGCGTGAGATTCAGACCTAGGAAATTGTCTGTAATATTCATTTAAAGCATCAGGGTCGGATTTTAATGATTCAACCTCATTCTCCCAATACTCAATTGCTCCTATTCTAATCATTTCATTATCGATTCCTAAAATTGGTGTAGATGGGGTTTCTAAAACAGGCATTCCATATCTATCAATAAACCCTTCCATATTCCACTCCATAGGAATAAATAAATTATATAATCCACTTTTTGTCTGACCATTCGCATTTCTTTTAGAACTATCCGAATCTTCATACAAACTTTTAAAATTATCACCCCCCTTACTTAAAGCATTGGAAGTAGAGCCCATCATACATTTACCAATAACTTTACTACCTAACCTTAAACAAGTTTTAGTAACACGCCAATTATTTAATATGTTATTTGGCTTTAGCCATTTACCACTTTCATCATGAACTAATAATAATAATTTTTCACCATCATAAGAGTTATCATCAGTATTCTTCCAATCTATAGTAGTATCTAACCCATCTAGCTCTTCCTCTTCAACGGTATACATATTTTTCTTTGTAATTTTTGAAGCAGGTACTCTAAAAGCTAATTCAGTTTTTGGCTTATCCATACCATCTTGAATAGGTTTAAAGAAAAATGGTAAATTACTTCCAATAGGCACAACCTTGTCTGTAAACATTTTTTTAGCATCCGAACCTGTTTTAGAAAGAATACCTACCCTTGAATCTTTAGCTAATGTTCCTGTATTAACACATTCGGAAGAACCCATAAAAGAAAATCCGGAACGTCTTATTTTTAAATAACATAAACCGAAACTTCTCAGGTCTGCCCTACACGCTTCCCAATAAATAAAAAACAATCTGTTTGCTTCTCTAAAATCAGGATAACCTACATCAATTTTTGTCCATTGTAAATACATATAATGAGAACCTGTCATATATGTCGGAATACCGTTATTGTAAAACCAATACCCATATTCTCTATAATCAAACTCTTGTTCTATATAATCAATCCATTGGTTTTTAAATGTATTGGGTTGGTCGTTCCATTGAAATATGGTAGAAATTCTTTTTAGTGATTTAGGGTATTCGTGCCTTTCCCAATATTGATGCTTTGTTGCACTATGTCTTTTAGTAATTTTTTTTGGTTGGAGTGGTAATGCAATATTTATACCATTCATTTTTATTATATCTCCAATTTCACCTGTTTTTGATATAACAACAATGTCATATTTTTCATTGTATCCATATTTCCAAGTTGCACTTTTATTTTTTTTAACAAGCACATTTTTAGGAATGACTCCAACTAATTTGGTATATAATTTATTTAGAACGTCTTTCTGCAAAACCCTGATTTGTTGTTTGTTTTATACCTTTACTTTCTAGTTCAATAACATCTCTTTCTTGTTCGATTCTATTTAGTATTTCAAATGCATCAAATATTGCTAACTTTTTTGTAGCTGCTGCATTTTTTAATCTATCAGCCGACAAATCATCTTCGCTTCCGGTAACTATTTTTTCTTTAGCCACACTAATCAATTCATCGACTGCCTTTTGTCCTGCTTCAATTATTTTTAATTTAATTTCAGTATTACTCATAATTTAACTGTTATAAATTGAGACATAACTCTATACATTAATACATCATCAATTCTAAATTCATATTCACTTTCAGGTTGAAAAGCTACTTCATCACCTTTTTTTACTCCATGCTTTATTAACTCATCATTTGGATATTTCATAATACCCATTAATGGCTCGTATTTAACCGCTTTATTTAAATAATAATCTTTAGCTGCAATTGGTTCTACAAAACAATATTTGTCGTGAGCAAACCATTCTCCATTTTTATTATACAAAAAAAATTGGTCGTTATCTATAAAAAATAAATCATCTTTAAAATAACTTCTGCCGCTTTTCTGTATACCTTTCATGTCATAATAATATTTAAAAACATTATGATGAACTAATAATATATCACCTACTTCAATAGGTCCGCAATAATTTAATGGTAAAGAAACTACTATCCCATAACGATTTGAAAACTTATGGTCTTCTTGTGAAGAACTAACAATAAATTCTACCTCACCAAAATTTTTAGTATTATCGTATCTTTTTCCTTTTACCGGTTGTACGATGAAGCTGTGAGGTGATTGCATTTTGATTCATTGTTTAAAAATTTATATTATATTCAATAGAAATCGGCATCACTCTGTTAAACGATTTCCATAATTTGATTTCATTGCCTTGAATTATGTATATATTAAAATTACCTGATGAAGTTTCAAACTTTATTAAATGGATAATATAGTTTCCTCCTAATACTTCTTGTCCAACTAAATAATGCATAGCACCTGATTTATAGTCAGGTCCTACTGAAATTTTTCTTATATCCATTACATTTTATTTCTAGAATGCGTCTTCTATTCTATATTTTATTTTAAATGTTGCTGACCCTCCACCTTGTGTTGGATTAGTATCAGCAAATACTTCTAATGCAGCGTTCACTTTAATCTGACCATTTGCATTTCCATTACTTTGTGCAGGAGGTATTGTTTGATAAAAATCACTTCCTGAATTTAACATACCATTATCAAAATTTAAAAATGGTTGGAACTGAATATTAGTACCACCACTTGAAAATCTAACAGCAACATCATTTGTATAATCAAAGTTTGGAGCTGAATAGCTTAATTTCCATAAACATTCTACTACACTAATCATTTTACCTGCACCCGGAGCAGGAACTAATTCTATTGGTGTTGTAGCTAAAGCCATCATTTGTGCATTTGATATAGTAGTTGTTGTTTCTACAACATTTGCTGTTCCACTATTAACCCATATTAATCCGGTGTTCGCAGGGTTTTTTGCCAAAATTTGTCCTGATGTACCTACGTTGTCACCTGCATCTCTAATTTCTTTTACATATATATCTTTCCATCTTAATGCGGATGTACCTAAGTCAATAGCTACGTCAGTAGTTGGTTTTACAATACCAACACTATTAAGTTCACCTTTTGTAGTTATATCCGTTGGGAAAGCTATAGTTAATGCTTGTGCATTACCTGCAGTTTCTATTTCATTAGCTGTACCCGCAATAGTTAAAGATTGTGTAGCTAAATCCACCGCCGGTGTACCTGTGTTTGAGTCTCCTAAAAACTCTAAAGAATTAGCAGTTATTGAAGACCATGATAATTGGTTAGCACCATTTTTAACTAAATACTGTCCTGCAGTTCCTAATCCGCCATTAACTGCTTGAATATCGTTTACCCATATTTCTGACCATCTTAATAATGTTGTACCAAGTGGTACTGCCGCAGTTGTTTTAGGGGATAATGAAGTAGTAATTTCCATTGTATCCGGTACTACTACGTTTGAAGGTAGTGACAATGTAGCTGACTGACCTGATACTGTTGAGGTAATTTCATTTGCAGTACCTGCAATAGTTAAGGATTGTGTTGGTAAAGCAACACTACCTGCAGTTGTACCATCAGATATATTTAATGTACTGTTATTTTGTGCAGCCCATGCTAATTGCCCGGAAGCATTTGAAGATAGAACTTGACCATTTGTTCCTCCTGAACCTGCATGGTCATACAATTCACTTAAATACATTCTTAACATTCTTTCACTACCACTTCCTATTTTAGTAGTAAGGTCACTCTTAGGAAGTAAATCAGTACCTACGGTAATAGTGGTTGTTGATTCGATACTGCCCGGAGCTACAAATGTTGATGGGATACTATATGTGATTGTTCTTGTAGCATCAGATACTGTTGTTATTTCATTAGCAGTTCCCAAAAATCTCATTGGAGCTGATGAAGAACTTTCACCAATACTAACAGATGAATTTGTACCGGAATCACCTATAAAATATACAGTTGGTACATACCACTCTAAAGCAGTATTACCTAAATTTTTTCTTAATACTTGATACTCTGTACCTGTACTATTCGTACCATCTAAAATATCATCAGTAGCTAGAGATACCCATTTTAATGAAGAACTACCTAATTTACTATTGCTGTCAGTAACAGGTAAAACATCTCCTGTTATATTAATATCGTTTTTAGTAGTTATGTCCGTTGGAAAGGCAACAGTAATTGTTTGTGAACCTCCAACTGTTACAATTTCATTTGATGTTCCGGCAACAGTTAATGTTTGTGTTGGAAGGTCAACAACTCCTGTTCCTGTATCACCTGCAATTTGTAAATCGTCTGTACCTGTGTTTGCCACCCATGCTAATCCTGAACCTGTAGATGATAATACTTGACCTGATGTACCTGCTGAATCAGCTGCATCATAAATTAAGTCAGCATATAATGCTAAAAACTTTTCTGTAGCTGAAGCTAAATTACTTGTGCTATCCGAAACAGGAAGCACATCGCCTGTAGCAATTAAATTTGTAGTAGCTTTTACTGAACCCGGAGCAATTAATACTGAAGGCAATGATAAAGTTAATGTTTGGTTGTTACCTGCAGTTACTATTTGACTTGTTGTTCCAAGAACAGAAAAAGATTGAGAATTTAAATCTACTGAAGGTGTTCCTGTGTTTGAATCTCCTAAAAATTCTAATGAAGAATCATCAGGTGTAGTCCACTCTAATGCTGTATTAGCTGCATTTTTTGCTAAAACCATATTAGCTCCACCCAAACTATCTGCTCCATCTGCAATAGACCTAACATATAAGTCTCTAAATTTATCGGCACTTGTACCAATATCGTAAAGCATATCGCCTTGAGCTTTTATGTCTTGCGTTTCAATAGCTCCTCTAAACGTTACAGTTGCAGGTAATCTAAATGCAACAGTTTCAGATACAGGAGACAAAACTTCTACCTCGTTTGTTGTTCCAACAAATGAAATCATCTCAGTAGCTAAATCTACCACAAAAGTAGCTCCTCCTGAACTTCCTATTCTTACTGATAAATCTTCATTTGGTATATCTATCCAAGCTAATGAACTACCTGCAGGTCCTGCCGATAAAACTTGATTAGCTGTACCTTGAGCATTTGATGCATCAATAATTGAATCTGTTCCAAGCACAGTCCATTTTAATGTAGAACTACCTAGTTTTGTATTGCTATCAGTTACAGGAACTAAAGAAGTTCCACCTACTGATACATCACCGGGTGTTATCATATTACTTGTAAAAGCAATTTGCATTGTTTGTGCTCCATCACCTGTTGTGGTTACTTGGTTTGCTGTACCTAATATTCTTAAAGATTGAGTCGGTATATTTACGGCTGTTGTACTTGTATCATAAGAACATGATAAATCATCAACAGTTCCTATAGCTGTATCTACATAACTCTTAATAGCAAGTGTACTTGCTAAATTAGTATTTGCAGCTCCTGCTAAAGAAGTTGATGTAATTAAAGAAGAACCACCAACTGTTCCCGATAAGGTTAATACGCCACTAGCGATTAAATTAGTCGGAACAGTTAGCGTAATTATTTCACCAACGTCAGCTCTTAAATCATCTATATAAGCTACTCCATCAATGTATAAATCTTTCCATTCTTTAGTTGACGAACCAATATCAAATTGGTCATCAATTGTTGGTATTAGCGACGAAGCTATATTCCCAAATATAAACGTCTGAAGTGCTTCGACTGTAACCGTCTTAGTGGCTAAAGAAGAATCTTTATCTGTTAATATTAAATAATCTTCATTTGTCGGGGTTATATTGGGATAACTCGTAGTGTCGCTAATTTTTGCCATTTACTCTTTTTTTTCTGATTCTTTTTCTTTTTCAGCTTCAGCTTTTATTTCCTCCACCGTTCTTACTTCTCCGGTTTGCATATTAATACTGCTATCCTTTCCGTACTTCTTAATCAACTCTTGTTCAAAAACAGCAAACTCGGATTTAATTTTATCTAGTTCTTGTAAAATTCCCGCCTTTTGCATCTCAACATCAGCTATTCTTAATTTAGCTTTTGTAAAGTCGTTCTGTGATTTTTGAATTGATTCTAATTCTGTGTCTGTTAATTTTTTACTCATTTCATTAAATTTTAAGTGTTTATAATTATTTTTATTTTTACAAAGATAATAAAATATTATCTAAACTCTCTAACAAGTTGCTATACTACTAGCTTGTTCATCTTCAACATACAATAATCCACCATTTGCCATTTTATAATAATTGTCAGCCATTGGTGAAGTACCTGCTGAATTAGTATAACAATTGTCACCAACAGAAGGATATGTTCCTGAACCATCGTGATAATAAGTTACATTAGTTGCAGAGCCACAAACTGCCTTACCACTACCTCCACCAAAACTTCCACTAAATGCCGTAATAGATGACGCATCTTTGTCATATCCATAAAAGGAATTAGTTTGTACAGGTGTAGTGTTAGGAGGATAAGATGAACTCGAAGTATTAATTGAAGGATAGGATTGACCTGACCCATATGTATTTCCTCCTGCAACTAAATCTCTAATAGATATAGCTCCGGTTATACTTCCTGACCCCCATGTACCATACGCACATTCTCTAGCCATATTTAAAAAGTCTAATGCTCCTGACGAGGGTATAGCCATAATATATTATTTTTTTCCTCCCATATTAGTCGGCTTAGGCATATTCAACTTTCTGCCTTTTCTTTTTTTACCTGCTAACGCTCTTGGAATATCATCTAGTTGATTTCCTACTTGCTTTAAAGCATTACCCACATCGGCTAATTCTTTAGAAGTTAGTTTATATCTTTTTTTAATTTCTTTTAAAGCAGCTATACTTTTTTCATCGATGGAGGTTTTATTCCATAAAGCATTCCACATATCTTTCCAATATTGTTTTGTTAATTTCCACATGATTTATTTTTTAAAATTTCTATTTCATTTTTTAATTCTTTGATAGATTCAATTAGTAATGGTACTAATCTACCATAATCTACTGTTAAATAATCTTCATCATTATCGTAAGAGATAGGTGCAGTTTCAATAACTTCAGGCATAACTCTTTGAACTTCTTGTGCACTAACTCCTACTTGTCTTTCATAATTTTCATATCCAAGTTCAGCTGCTTTTTCATTTTGTGTATAATAATAACCATTTAGTTTACACACTTTATCTAAAGCATCAGGAATATTACCTTTAAAATCTTTTAGTCTTTCATCCGAATAGTATGCTATAATGTTACCTGTTGCTCTGATTGTACCACTTGCAGTTGAAGTTGTACCTGCAGATATACCATATCCCGAAGGAACATAGAATCCACTTGCTGTAGTATAAATTGAATTTTCATCAAACGTCATAGACCCATTTGAACCAAAGCCATTTATTTTAGTAATTATATCTGAGCCATCACAATTTAATTCAAACGTACCACTCCCGTCTTCTCTAATAGCATAATCGCCATTAAAGATTAATTTATTATCTGTACTGTTATATGTTAATCCATTATCACTACTAAGTGATGAAGTGCCTGTCCAATACGCTATTCTCTGATTTACACCTGTACCTGTTACCGTTCCTGAATTAGTAGTATATCCTGAATCATTTGTCCATTGTGATATATTACCACTTTTATTTGTAAAAGTAGTTGTTGAAGAAGCTGTAACATCCCCTTGTGGAGCAGCGGCAACTAAATTAGTTACACTTACTTTTTTATTGGCTAAGCCACTTGTGTCATAAATTAATAAGTAATCTCCACCGGCAGCTGTTGCTCCTAATGCGGTTTGACCTTGAATATCAAGTCCTATATTTAATGTTCCGCTTGTAGTCCAACTTGAACTTCCTCCTAATGTAATACCTGCTTTATTTCCTGTTTGTTCAGTAAATGCAACCGAGGTTACAGTACCTGCAGTTGAAGAAGTACCTGCACCAATCGCTGTTCTAAAATCTGAAGCACTTAATGAGCTAACTGAGTTGTCAGCATTCATTCTTGGAAAAGTAACCGCACTAGGATTACTAAGTGTAAAATAAGCTGCACCTACCGTAGTTGCACCCAAAGATGTTCTTCCATCAGCTGCAAGTAACCCTGTTGACCCTCCATTCCATTTAAATCTATCTGTGTATGCAGTATTCCATTCTGTTGATGTTGCTCCGGTAACTGTTAAAACAGTTCCACTAAATGTCATATTAGCATTTCCTTCAACTGTAGTTGCATCCGTCCAAATAGCAACTTGGTTATCTACAGGTGTGCCTGATGCGACTACATCACCACTACCTGTACCTGCTCCGATATAACTTCTTAAATTAGCTCCCGTTACATACTTTATTTCACCACTATCTGACATTAAGAATTTGTCAGTATCACTACCTATTTGGTCAATAGTGCTTATGGTTTGTTTTCCAGTTACACTAAATCCAGCGGATGTTGTAGC